AGCTGAGCATGAGCGCTTTCTATGAATATTTCGATGCTAGCCCGGCCTTCTTTTCGTGGCTGCGCGCCGCCCTCCCAGCCCCGGTATGTCTGCTGTGATGTGTACAGCAGCTCTGCCATCGCATGGAGACTCAGGCCCAGCATGTCTCGAAGCTGTTTCAGTTGCACGGCAAGGGCGGGGGGTTCGTTCACAGGGGATCCCTCCTCAAGGAGTGTCCCATGGTAGCGCCACCCCCCGACAAAAAGGAACCCCCTCCGGGAGGTGAGGGGGTCCCCTGTTGCAGGCAGTTGGTCGCCGGCTGTCCAGGCCAGGCTACACGTCCGGAGTGACCTCCTCCGGAGCGCCGGCCGTGATGTTGACCCGCTCAGCGAGACCGGCCACGACCACAAGCTGGAGGTCACCGGTGACCGTGTGCGAGACGCCGTCGTCGTCGGTGAACGTCGCGTCCAGGTGCACGTTGGCCGTACCGAGCGTGCCCGTGGCGGCGGCCTCAGCCGTACCGTCACCGTTGTCCGTCAGGTTGATGATGGTCGGGTCGTCGACCGTGTACACGGTCGTGCCACCGGCCGGGGCCGGCACTGGGTTACCAACCTCGTCCGTGTACTCCACGGACAGGGCTACCTTCTTGTCTGCCTGGAGGTCCATCCGGACGTCCACCTTTCCTGTTGGTTGGCTGTATGGCGGGGGCTTGATCACTCGATCAGCCGTGGTGGTGTCCCGTGGCGGTCCAATGTGAAAGATCACCTTGGGTGGCGGCGCTTTATGTAGCCCTGGGATATCTAGCTCGATAACCAGGTCCGCGTCGCCGAGAGGAATGCGCACTCACGTACCTCCAAACAGGCGAACGCCTGGGACTCACCTTGGTTATACCATGATCGCGTGTCCTTCTCACTCGCAGAGCGAGTGGCCCTGTTGCCGGCAAACGATCGTGAGGCGTGGATCAAGTCCCTGCCCCCGGCGATGGTGCGCGACATCCTCAATGAGGAGTGGTGGTGGACCGCCAGACCTGAGCAGGTACCCCCCCCTGGTGATTGGTTGGTGTGCCTAGCCCTGGCCGGACGTGGGTTCGGCAAGTCCCGAGCCGGTAGCGAATGGATCGTGGACCGGGTCAAGAAGCACCCGTTTGATCGGCAAGGGGTCCCCACTGAATGGTTGGTGGTCGCTGACACCTTGGCCGACGCCAGGACCATCAATGCTGAGGGCCCCTCCGGAATCCTCAACGTTCTGAAACGACGTGGGATCCAGCACCGATATAAGCAGAATCCTCGGCCAATGATCCTGTTCCCCAAGGGTGCGAAAATCTACCTCGAAGGTGCAGACACACCGGACACGGGACGTGGGTACAACGCTGCCGGGATCCTCTGCGACGAGTTGGCCAAGTGGCTCAAGCCATACGAGACCTGGTACCACGGCCTGTTGCCCTCCCTCCGCGCGGACCTTGTAGATGACCACCCGCGCGCCTTCGTCACGACCACTCCTAAGCCAATCGCTCTGCTGGAGGATTGGGTTGCCCGGGTCGATGGGACCGTTCACCTGATCACCGGTTCCACGTTCGACAACGCCTCCAACCTGTCCAGTCACGCCCTGACTGAGATGAAGCGGCAGTACGACGGCACCGCGATCGGAGAGCAGGAGCTGTACGGCAAGCTCCTGGAGCTGGCTGGTGGGGGACTGTTCCAGCGCAAGGACATCATCAAGAACCGCGTCGTTGATGCTCCTGATGACATTGTGTCCATTGTGGTCGGTTGTGACCCTAACCTGACCGGTGAGGATGCCACGTTCGGAATTGTCGTGGTGGCCCGAACCCGAGACAAGCACCTCTACGTCCTGGCCGACCGTTCGACGCCACACTCTGGCCGAGCGGCTGTACTTGAGGCGTGGAAGGCGGTGGCTGAGTTCGCGGCCGATGTCCTGGTGTATGAGGAGAACCTTGGTAAGCGGTACCTGGAGGAGGTCCTTCGGGATGCCTACCGGGAGCTGATTGACCAGGACTACTTCCCACGGCATACCTCCCCTCCCATGCAAGCAGTTCATGCGAAGCACGGCAAGAAGACGCGGGCCGAGCCGGTGGCCATGAGAAACGAGCAGGGTCGGCTGCATATGGTGGGGGACTGGCCCGAGCTGGAGAAGGAAATGGTCCTGTTCGACCCCGAATCCACCAGGGAAAGTCCAGACAGGATGGATGCCATGGTGCACGCCGCTATCAAGCTGATGGCCGGTGAGCGCAGGGAAATGCGGGTGGCCAACCCCAACATTTACGAGTTCCGGATGGACCAGAGCTTCTACGATCTGACCAACTTGTATTAGTTGCCTCTCCCTCTTGTGCCTAGGGAGCCCGTACGCTATACGACATGCTGATCACTAGCCTCGTCGTGGCGGCCCTGGCCGTGGCACGCCTTACCAGGCTGCTTGTGTCTGACAGCATCACCGTCTTCATTCGGCAATGGGTGATCCGAACCTGGGGACCGGACTCCCTCCCCTCCAAGCTTTTCCATTGCTCATGGTGTATGTCTATCTGGATCGCGATACCGGTCATGCCGGTAGCCGCCTTGTTCCCTAACCGCTGGGTTATTGCCATCCTGGCCATCCCGGCAGCCTCATACTTGACCGGGTTTCTGGCGAATCGGGAAGATGGAAACTGATGGCACTAGGCCGGTCCCGCAAATCGTTGGTGCCAGTCACCACTGGGCACGACGCCTCTGAGAGCCTGGTCGCTGCGGCCATCAGGATCACCAACATTGAGGGGCGAGCCTGGCCCACGTACAAGTTCGGTGACGACTCCTGGCAGAACGAGGCCTGGAGGCTATACGACGTCATCGGTGAACTGCGGTTCGTAGCCAACTGGATTGGCTCGGCCCTGTCCCGGGTCCGGTTCTATGTGGCCGAGGTTGACAAGAACGGCCGGGTTCAGGCGGAGACCAAGAAGGTCAAGGTGGCCGCCCTGGCTGACACCTTGCTGGGAGGTCCGGCCCGTCGACCTGAGCTGATCCGGCTGGCGGGGATCAACCTGACTATTGCCGGGGACGCTTACTTCATTGGCCGCAGCACTGATGATCCACAGTCAGATGAGTGGTTCGTGCTGAGCCGGTCGGAGCTGAAGCGGTACACCACCTCAGGCCAGAACGAGATCACAAACATGATGGGGGACCCAGGGAAGCTGGACCCCGAGACTGACATGATCATCAGGACGTGGACCCCCCATCCACGCCGCACTATGTGGTCGGACTCCCCCACCCGGGGAGCCATGCCGATGCTGTTTGAGATCGAGCGACTGACCCGGTACGTGTTCGCCCAGATCGACTCCCGGTTGGTGTCCGCCGGCCTGCTCGCCATTCCCAAGGAGACCAGCTTCCCGGACGAGGAGGGGAACTCGGTGGATGGCGCCGAGGCCCTCACTCAGATGATCATGCGGTTTGCCTCCGCGTCACTGCGGGGCGAGGGCACAGCGGCCGGGGTGGTTCCCACCATCGTGGAGATGCCGCTGGAGGCTTTGGGCAAGCTCCAGCTCATCCAGTTCACGTCGGAGCTATCCAAGCAGGCCCTGGAACTTCGCAACGAAGCCATCCGCCGCTTCGCCCTGGCGATGGACATTGACCCGTCGATTCTCAGTGGTGCCGGAGAGGCCAACCACTGGGGTGCCTGGCAGATCATGGAAGGCCAGATCAAGGTTCACATTGAACCGCTGGCGAGTCGCATATGTGACGCATTGACTCAAGCCTATCTGCTTCCAGCTCTGAAGTCGATCAAGGAAGACCCCGAGAAGTACGTCCTCTGGTACGACACAGCTCCACTGACGGTACGGCCCGAGCGCCTCAAGGAAACTCGGGAAATGTATGACGCCGGACTTGTATCAGCACAAGCGGTACGAATCGCGGGGGACTACAAGGACTCTGACGCGCCCACCGACGAAGAGGCTTCTCAGAAGTTCGTCAAGGAACTGATGCTGCGAGACCCGAACCTGTTCCAGATCCCTGCGGTTCGTCAGTTGATCGGCATTTCAGACGATGTCCTACCCCCGGACAAAGTCTTCCCGCCACAGCAAGGCGGAGCCGGTGCTCCCCCGCCACCGGCTCCGCCGACCGGGATCAGTGACACCTCAGGTCCGCCCATGCCACAAGTCACCGAGGCACAGAACGCACCAGGGGGGCCACCTCCGGCCCCGGCAGGAACCCCGGCCGGGCTCACCGCATCAGTGAGCGTGCAACCCCTCAACGTCTTCGTCGTCAGCAACGCTACCGTCCTGCGAGCCCTGGAGCTGGCGGGGAAGAGGCTGGTAGGTAACCAACATCGATCCGAATTCACGTGCCCGCCGTACGAGCTGCACACCAAGATCCAGGTCCGCGACGAGGCGCACGCCCATAAGGTACTGGCCAACGCTTGGGACCATCTCTCGCTTCTGGCGGAACAAGTGGACCCGACCTTGGACTCCGAGGCGTTGCGAGCGGCCCTCGACCGATACTGCACCACTTTGCTGACGCGACAGAAGCCACACCATGTCTATCTATTGCAGGAGTACCTGACCAGAGCCGGGTTCCTTCATGAGCAGGGCTGACGATGAGCGTTCTCTTGGTGCAACGGTTGGCAGTGCACTGCGCCGATGGCTCGACAAGGCACGTGCCGCTGTCACCCGGTCAGGAAGTCCAGATCCAACTGCGATCTATGGACTCCAGTCCAACTGGGACTCCGAAGTGGACACCATCCTTAGTGAGATCGGGCGAATTGGTGTCAGCGCCTGGAGTTCTGCGACTGAAGTCCCTCCAGTTTCACGCCACGCTTTCGTTGTCAGCTACCTGGCGGATGTACAGAATCTGCTCGTGCGCATTCCCGACGAGGTTGCGAACCTTGTCTTTGCCGAAATTACCGATGGCACCAACGCTGGCGAGAGCAGGGATCAGATCGCGGCGAGGGTTGACAAGGTACTCAGTTACACGGGCTCTGAGCGCTGGCCGAACCGAGCCAAAGTGATTGCCCAGACCGAGGTCAACCGTGCTTATGGTGCGGGCACCATGGCGGCCGGTATCGAACAGGCCAGAGTAACCGGTCGACAGTTGACCAAGCGATGGGACACCAAGGACGATAACCGTGTGCGATCCCCACATCAGCAAGTTGACGGAGTGACGGTGCCAGTCTGGTACCCGTTCTACGTCGATGGTGTGCCGATGATGTTTCCAGGGGATCCATCGGCCCCGCCAGAGCTGGTTATCAACTGTCGGTGTGAGCTGCACATTGGAAACGAGGTGACCCGTGGTTGATCCGAACCCAGCCAGGGGTATGCCGATCCAGTTCCAGAAGTACTGGCTCGCCGGCAAGGGTGCTGCGAAGATCCGCTGGAATGTTCCAGGGGACTTCAAGCGGTGTGTGCGGAACTTGCGTAAGTACTTCCCCACCAACCCCGAAGGCTTGTGCAACATCCTGCACACCAAGGCAACGGGGGGCCCTCCCGGCCACGGCTCACTGGAACCCCGCAAGCTGAAGCACAGCATCGTGGCGGCCATGACCTCGGAAACCATGGACGCCCTGGTGGCCGCTCAGGAGCTGCTGGCCAAGCAGCCGAGTCTTGGTCAGTACACGTGGGCCGGTCTGATGGCGCCCATTGGACGCCCCACTGGGGAGCCACGGCGCTCCCGGATCTTCGAGCCTGGTGCCCTGTACCACCGGGTGCTCCCGTTGCCCCTGGACTGGCGTGAGCGCCAGGGCCCGGGCCATGGTGGGGGCCTGACTGTGGGTCGGATCCTGGGCATGACCTACGGCCCCGATGAGAACGGCCAGGAGTGCTGCTGGGGCTGGGGCGACTTCCTTGACGACGAAATCATCCCGGAGGCAAAGAAGGCCCGGTACCTGGCTCAGATGGGAGTGGTGGGTCCTAGCCTGGACCCGGGTGGGGACGTGACGGCCACCGTCAACCCGGAGAACGGCCAGGAGCACATGCTGAAGTTCGGCATCGGTGGCTCAACCCTGGTGCCAATTCCGGCGTTCACCCAGTCCGGTCTGTACGTGTTCGACGGTGACGGGGACTGGCCGGACGACGACATGGACATGTCGATGAACGGGCCGGAAGAGGATTGTGGGTGCGGCCACTCTGGGCCACCCCTGACCCCGGAGAAGGCCGTACCCAAGGTCATTACAGCGGGCAACGAGTACACCGTCAACACCTCAGGGTGGCGTGGCCTCCCCCTGGCCCCCCGTGAGGCCGTGTTCGACAACGACGACGCGGTGAAGCGGATCACGGCATGGGCGGCCGGTGACCCGAACAAGATGCGTAAGGCGTTCATGTGGTTCTCCCCGACGGGGAACGCCCTGGACCCGACCAGCTACCGGCTGCCGGTGGGGGACATCATCAACGGCAACCTGACGGTGATCTTCCATGCCATCTACGCCGCCGCTGCTCTGATGTCAGGTGCCCACGGTGGCCTTCCGGACGTGAGCCCGGAGGACGTAACCAAGATCCGTTCCACGATCTCCGACATCTATGCGGAGATGTCCAAGTCGTTTGGGGATGCCAGTCTCCGGGCGCCTTGGGACCGTTCAGCTCAGGAAGGTGTACAGCTCGCCATGGATGAATTTGCAGCCGCAGAGCCCTACGGCGACGTGAAGTACGCCGACCCGGGCTACAACGGTGAGAAGAAGTACCCGATCGATAACCCGGACCACATTCGTAGCGCTTGGGCGTACATCAACGTGCCCAAGAATGCGGCCTTCTACAAGCCGAACCAGTTGGCTGCCATCAAGCAGCGGATCAAGGCTGCCGCTGCCAAGGCTGGTATTGAAATCTCCGACTCCAGTGGAGCTGACGAAGGCATGAAGGAAAAGAAGAGCAAGGGGGGGGATGCCTACTCGGCCACTGGAATCCCGGTGCACCCGCCCAAGGCCTGGTTTGAGAACCCGAACCTGACTCGTAAGACCAAGCTCACGGTGACTGAGGATGGTCATGTGTTCGGTCACCTGGCGGCCTGGAATGAGTGCCACCGGGACGTGACCATGCGGGAGTGTGTCCTGGCTCCTCACTCCGAGCAGGAGTACCGGCCGTTCCACCTTGGTTCGGTTCTGACGGCGGAGGGCGAAGTCATTGACACCGGCAAGATCGTCATGGACACCCGGCACGCCGGTATCAACCTTGGCTACGCTGCTGCCGCACTGCACTACGACAACACTGGCGATGAGATTGCAGCTATTCGCTGCGGTGAGGACCAGTTCGGGATTTGGTTTTCTGGAGCCATCGTCCCAGAAGCAACTCCCCAAAGGGTTGCTAAGCTCCGTCGTTCTCCTCTCTCAGGTGACTGGCGTCGGGAAGGTGGATCTCTGGAACTTACTGCGGCCCTCGCAGTTAACGCCCCAGCTTTCCCCGTTTACAGCATGGAAGACGATGAGCGAACCGCCCTTGTAGCGGCTGGATCGGTGTGGTTCGAGGATGACGAATTCGAGTATGCCGGGCCGCCTACCACTGGTATCACTGGTCTGATCCAGGACGCGGTGAACGACGCCTTCTCCGCCGCTGGCTGGGATGAGGAGGACACGCAGGAGTACCGCGCACAGCGCCTCCGTGATCTCATCGAAGACAGTGAAATCTACGAGAAGCGCGACCGCCAGCTTCGACTCCACGCCATCTTCGCGGCCGATCAGGAAGCAGCACAGCAGTGACCGCACCCATGGCTCCTGCCCCGGTGCCCCAGTCCACCGCTGTTGCCCCGGGGGCTCCCGGTACGCCCCCGGCAGCGGCGCCGGGGCAGGCCCCTACCCCCCCTCCCGACAACTCACCACCAGGTGGAGGTCAATCAGAAACAGATGCCGCTGCGGGTGATCCAATGGCCTGGTTGACAGCAGCAGAGCTGGACGCACGGTACGGAGCAGTTGAACGGCCCACCCTTGATACGGGCGTGTTGGGAGCGTAGTAATGCCGGGCTTCGGCGATTGGGACCCGAACCTCCACCCACGGGGGTTCCACGGTCGTTTCATCAAGAAGTTCAAGCTGGCCCCTTGGCTTGACCATCTGCTGAAGTCCTCCACGCCCCGCACTTTCCAGAGCGACGGCCAGGCCGCCCAGTTCAACTTCAACTCTGCCCGTGTTCAGCCTGGTGGTGCGTTCAACGAGCTGGAGCTTCGCCGCCTACGCATGGACTGGGATGAAGCTGCTGACCATATGCGAGCCGGGGAAATTGATCCCCTGACTCAGCAGTACGTGGACATGGTTAGCAAGCGAATGCACCCCACCAAGGAAGGCCTGATCCTTGGTCGCACCTTCACCCCGGAAGCGTTGGGCCTTACCCCGCAACAGTTGAATGAGACTGATCCCAACGGGATCATCCGTATGACCGGAAACACGATCACCGACAAGGCCTTCTCCCCCACCCACTTGGGCTCTGACATGTCCCATGGGCCGGGGAAGATCACCATGCGGATCGCGGTCCCCCAAGGCGTCAACGTTGCTCACATCGGTGAGAACCGTAACGACCGTGGCGTGCTCCTGGACAAGGATCAGAAGCTACTGGTGACCCGGGTCTACCCGGACGGTTCCGGTGGCTGGTACATGACCGCCGTGGCCGAACCAAGCGGCGCCACCACCGGTACCCCCAATGAGATCGTGCAGGGTCGCAAGGGGGCCAACCTCACCCCCGAGCAGCGGCAGGCCCGCATCGGTGGGCCCAGTGTCATGCCACAGCCGGCTGAGCCACCGCGTGCTGCGACGCAGCAAGCTGAGCTTGCGCCGGTCCAACAGCCTGGTGTGAGAGGTGTTGAGCCTGCACCCGCCGGACCGGCTCCGACCCCTGCCCGGCAAGCTGCCCGTGAGGCCCGTCGTGCCGGCTACCAGAAGGCCGTAGCCAACGAGCAGCAGCAGATCAACGCCCCGGCCCCGGTGGCCGCTCCGCCACCAGAGGCGGTCACCCCAACTCCCAGCCCGGCCCCACCGGCTGGCGTCGGGGAACGCACCGAGCCCGTGCACGGTCCCATCGGTGGCGTTCCCACCGAGGGTAAGAGTGCGTCGGAGATTGCCAACACCCCGGCCGAGGCACCTCCCGCTCCCGCTGCACCGGCCCCTCAGGCATCGGCCGCCAGTTTCAAGCAGGAGTTCCAGGGGCGTGGGCTTCAGTCGCCCACTGCCGGTCCGCAGCGCAAGGAGTTCAACGACGCCTACCTTGGTGTGACCGGGGGCAAGAAGGACCCTGCTGATGCTCTGCGGGAACTCGACGCGGACATTGAAAAGAACAAGACCCTCCTCGCTGGACCCGAAGGCAAGGTTCCGCATGAGGAATTGCGGGCCAACGTCACCAAGCAGGAGAAGCTTGCCGACCTGATTGCCGAGCACTTCAACACTCCTCGTGCGCACAAGCCTGAGACCGCTGCGCCGACTCCTGAGGCTGCCCCGGCTAAGAAGGGCTTCACCTCGGTCAAGGAACTGACCCCGTCGGAACGGTCCGCCTACGACAGCCTTGACCAAAGTGGACGGTCCAAGTATCTGGCCCGGCGTCGAGCTGGCCAGGAGCATGCCGCTGCGTTGACCGGTGCGAAAGGGGAGAAGGCCCCGGCTAAGGCTGCCGAGAAGGCGGCCCCGGCTCCAAAGGCTCCAGCTCCTACGTCTCAGACCGAGAAGAACGCTGCTGCTGCTGCCCGTCGTGCTGAGACCGGGCAGCAGAACCCCACCGTCAACCCGGTCAATATGAAGAAGGGTGACACGATCCTTGTCCGCAAGAACAAGGATGATAAGTGGGAGCGAACTACTACCAAGACTGGCGCCACGCCCATCACGGTTGATCGTGTCGAGATGCGCCAGGAGTCGGCGGGAAGTGTCTACAGGACTCCCCGGCGTGGTTACATAATCCACGGCAAGGACGCCGAGGGTAATGACATCAGCACCAAGTCCCATGCCGGGAATGTTGCCTTCCGGCGCCACGAGGAGAAGGCGCCACGGGCCACCAAGGCAGCTAAGGCCGTACCGGAGAAGGCCCCCGAGGCGGCCAAGGCTGCCCCGGCCAAGGTTGCCAAGGTAGCTAAGGCTGCACCGGCCGCCAAGGCTGTCAGTGAGGTTCAGACCCGGGCCGACGAGGCTGGTCTGCCGAACACGGTGACGGCCCTGCGTCAGGCTGCCCGGGAGAAGAAGATCCGTGGCTTCTCCACCATGAACAAGGAGCAGTTGCAGCGGGCACTGCTCGGCGAGGAAGTGGGCACTGGCGGGAAGCTTGGGGCCATTGCCCCGGAGAAGCTGACCCCCCACCTCCAGGCCGCCAAGTCTGGGCAGGAGGCAAATGCCCTCCTGGAGGAGCACACCGTTGCTGACCTCCGCGCCCTGGCGAAGCAGAACGGCATCAGCCTCAAGGGGACCACCACTAAGGACCGCATGAAGGATGCGATCCTGAAGGATCTTCGTGGTCCTGAGGGTGCTGCCCTTCGCCCGGAGAAGCCGCTGACTTCCCTTGAAGAGGACATCAAGGGTGTCAAGGTTCCCGACGAGGCTAAGTCCCTTGTGGACGGTGTCAGTCCTGACGATCCCGACTCGCTACGCAACGCCTCCGATGAACTGGAGGCCATGGCCAAGACTGCGGAAAACCCCACCGACGCTGGCCGGCTTCAGAAGCTCAGCGACGCCATGGGCATGCGGGCCCAGATCATCTCCGGTGTGGAGGCGGCGCCCCCCACCAAGAAGGCAACCAAGGCTGTCAAGAAGGCACTGCCGGCTAAGAAGCTGAGTGTCCACCAGGAGCGTGTCCGCAAGCAGCACATTGCTGACGGCATGGATGAGGCCGAGGCCCGGCGCCTGGCCGAGGAGGCGCCTACTCGGGCCCCGGCTGGTACTAAGGCTGCCACAGCCAAGCGTGTTGCGGAACGCAAAGCTTCCTCCCTTCCTGGCCCACGGGCTGAGGGGGAAGCTGGCCCCAAGCTGTCCGCTCCTAAGCGGGCAGCGAAGGTTGCACCTACCCCGGTAGCTCGGGAGAACCTTAGTGGCCCTGCTAACCGTCCAGGCAAGGGGCAGCTTGGTCCCAACCTGACTCCGGAAGAGAAGATCCAGGCCCTGGGTCCTGGTGGCCGTACCACGCCACGTGCACCCAAGGTCAATGAGGCCGATCTCAAGGCCCGGTTGACGCGCGGCAAGCTCCGTAGTGCCGACGTTGTGCCCGGTGACCGGGTCATGGTGGAGCGAGACTCCGAGGGTCAAGTTGTTCCGGAGATGATTCGTGGCGACAAGGCCGCGTTCCCGGTCGACGTGGTTGGTCGTAACGAGGATGGCAGTCTCCATGTCCGTGACTCTGCGGGCAATGAGATGGACACGGTGCCACCGGCCAAAAGTGGCACCAGCTACCGGCCAGAGAGTCCGACCGAGGCGCGTCGTGCTGCTAAGGCTGCCGCTCCTGGAGAGCAGCCCACTCGTGGCCGTAGCCAGGCGGAGGTCCTTCGGCAGGGCAAGCTCGGTGGGGCACAGCTTGCTCCCGATGCCGCTGAGATCAAGCGGGTCCTTCGGGAGCAGACGGAGAACCCGATCTCCCGCGAGGAAGCTGATGGCCTGCTCCGTGGCCTGACCAAGGCTCAGCTCATGGACCAGGCTGATGGCCTCAACATTCCGCGCGCCAGAACATTGACCAAGGACAATCTGCGCCGGGAGATTGTTGACGCCACCGTAGGCCGAAAGATCGATTCCCAGGCAACCCGTGGATTCAAGGGACCGCTGATCGCCAAGGAGGCCGTTGCTCAGGCCGAGAAGGCTCATCCTGAGGCGCCCCCAGTGGCAGTCAAGGCAACCCGGGCCAAGGTGGCCAAGGCTGTTCCTGATGGGTCTGTGGGTACCCGTGGTGGCGAACTGATCGACAACGCGGAACGTGGTCTCCAGTTCGAGGATGGCTGGAAGAAGGCCAAGATCCCCGATGTTGGGGATCCGTCCATGCAGGAGATCCACGACGACGTGTCAGCCGGTCGCATCTCCCCAGAGGAGGGCATCCGGCGCATGGAGACCGAGGTCTCCATGAACAACGAGGAACTGGACTCGCTGCGCCGCGACCTTCGAGCCCGTGAAGGTGAGAGCGGCCCCGATGTTGACCAACTCAAGAGTGAAGTTGGCGCCCTGGAGCGGAAGATCGCCGCTCAGGAGAAGGCCTCCACCTTCATGCACCAGCACTTCGGCAAGGAGCGGGTGACCGTTCCTGAGGTCCAGGGCAAAATCATCGACGCCCAAGGCCAGAAGTGGTGGGACAACCTCAACAAGGAAGACCCGGAAGAGTTCCGTCGGATCCTCAAGGAGGAGACCGGCCTGGATGCTAAGGGCGGCAACGCTCAGGAGATTTTCCAGGACGCTCTCAAGCAGACCATCAAGGGAGAACTGGACAAGCGGGCCGCTGCCAAGGAAGCCCGCAACGCCCAGAAGGCCACCAGGGAAGCAGCTAAAGCCAAGGCTGTTGAGGAGTTCAGTCCCGGTGGGGCCAAGCACCTGGACGCTAAGGCCATCGCCGGAGACCTGAACATCGACCAGAGACACATTGATGCGGCTCAAGGTGATCTGAACCAGGGCATGAGCCCGGCCAAGGCTGCCCAGAACATCCGCGATCGCGCCCAAAGAATGTCTGACGCCAATGCCATCATCAATGGCGGGGTGGATGCCAGTCGCACTTCTCCCGAGCATAAGGCCGAACTGGACCAGAAGTACCGTGCTGGCACGGAGGAGGTCGCTAACCTTCGTCAGCTTGCGGACAAGGTCGCCGAAGCTAAGCGTCCCCGGGTAACCCGCACCCCGGCTAAGGCTGCTGCTGAGGACCTGGCCAAGGCCAAGGAGACGGTCAAGGAACCGGCCGCCAAGAAGGCCGTGGCCCGCGCTGAGGCTGCGGTCAAGGAGGTCGGGGACGAGGCTGAGAAGTTGAAGCAGCGTGTCCTGGACCGTCACCAGAAGGCTTGGGACGCCTCCACCACACGCGCTGAGGCTGAGCAGGCGGCCACCAACATGCGCCAGGATCTGCTGCTGTCTGAGATCCGCGACTGGGCTAAGCCCATGGGCATCACCGGCCGGTCGAAGGATGACATCCTCAAGAAGGCGGTGGAGCGCCGGTTCGGTAGTGGCGGGGATGTCATCAGTGGGGCGCCCGGGGCTCGACCGGAAGTTGCGCGGGTCAACTCGCGGATGGAGGCGGCGAACCGGGTGAAGAACATTGGATCAACACTGTCCACTGTGGATGAACTGCTGAACAATGGGGCCAGCGAACGGGCTGTGAGCCACCGTGTCCGTGGCTCGGAACTAGGGCGCAGCGACCCAGAGCTGGCTCAGCGCATCGAGCGGGCAGCCGTGGCCGGAGACCAGGCAGAGCTGGACCGGATCGCCTCGGAGCACGGCCTGACTCGTAACACTGGCCCGGTCGGAACTGTGGAGCCCTTCGAGCCTGGAAAGCACCGGGGTATGGGCGACTCGTCACCTCGTAAGGGGCAGGCGGTTCAGGTCATCAGCCCCGGATACCAGGGCACCGTGGAAGGTCGGGCCTTCCAGGCCCACCCAGCCGGGGTTCTTGAGGCCACCCCGGAGCAGAAACAGCAGATGCTTGATCGCCTGGCCGGGGAACGGCGTGATGCGATTGCCAGCCTGCCAGCGGAGACCCGGGCGGCTGTCATTGCCCGGTCACAACGCCAGCGGGAGAACAACGCTGCAATCCGAGCTGGCAAGCGGACCCCGGCGGCTGCCCCCGTTGCTGAGCTTCCGACCAACAAGCAGGAGGAGGTTGCTGCCAACCTGGCCCGGCTCAATGCAGCCAAGGCTGTGAAGGCAGCTCCAAAGGCCGAGGCGGGTACTCCCACCTCTCGTGCGTTTGAGTCCCAGTTGGCCAATGCCACCACTGTGGACCAGGGTCGTCACATCCTGGAAAGCATGGGCAACAAGAAAGGCCCGTATCAGGAACTTGCCAAGCAGGTGGGCATTGAGGTTCGGCCCAGTGACAGCATCGCGAAGCTGCGAGAGAACATCCTGCGTCGCACCGTGACAACCCGCCTGGAGCATGCGGCCTATGTGCGCCTTGGTGGATCGAATCCTTCTGAGATTACGAAGACTGCCATTGCTGCCGAGCGTGAAGCCCGAGCCGCCAAGAAGGCGGCCCCCAGTGCCGGTGAAGGCGCAGCGGTCCTGGCTAAGGGTGGATTCAATGAGCCCTTCATCTCGGATAAAGGACCGGTGAAGAGTGTCCGTGTCCGGTTCGACGAGGGCACGAGCGCTGCCACCTTTGGCCGGGGCGATGACCTGAAGGCGCCTAACGGTAGATGGTCCGCCGATCAGGGTCTCATTCACATGGATTCCGAGATTGGTGGACTGTGGAAAGACCTTGCCAGCGATGACCGTGTGTCAACGCCGGATCTCAACAAGATCACTGAGATTGGCCAGCAACTGCACGATGGGAAAATCGACGTACCTACGGCCCGGGCTCTGATCCGCGACATCAAGCCTGGCAATGCTCAGGTCCGGGAGCGGATCAACCAGGCCGTAGCCGGCTTGGATACCAAGCCGAGCAAGCTTGACCTCCCGGATAACACGCCGGCTCAGGTGCGGGACTTCCTGGAGAAGGTGAACGAGATCCCGGCCTACCACGACCGCACAAATGTTCGTGAGGGCAAGACCCCCATGCAACACCTCCTGGATTCGGTAAAGATCATCTCCAAGGGGGACCGAAACGACCCGAACTACGACGAGGCCCAGCGCGCCATTGAACACGCAAGTGGTCGTGTTCATGAGTCGGGCGATGGCGTGTACTGGGCTCAGCGTGAATCCGGGAAGCTGTCACCCATCAACCAGAGCGCCGAGGTGCGCAAGTGGATCCGTGGTGGTGGAGCAACCCCGGCAGCTCCCGAGCCGGCCAAGGCCACCCCGGCACCGGCTAAGGCTGCCAAGAAGGCGGCTAAGGCTGCCCCAACGGTGACCAAGGCGGAGCTACGTTCCCCGGTGCCCAAGGCTGGTAACGAGGCTCCGGCCGCCCCCACGGCCAACGTGACGGCGAAGGGTCTCACCCCGGGTGAGGGCGTCCCGGTCAGCACGTTCCTGACCCTTCAGAACAGACTGGGCAGTGGTAAGAGTCAGGACCTGCGCACACTGGATCGGTACGCCCGGGTGCCCGGGGACTACAGCAAGGTCCCTGACCTGTATCGCAAGATCCTTCAGCAGTTGCAACAGGCTGGGGTTGGGCCTGATGATCCTGTACGTAAGGCTTTCGAAAAGTGGTTTACTGACCACTTCAGCTAAGGAGGGGCCATGCCTTGTGCATGCGGTGGTGGGGACAGCCAGGCTGTGTCGGCCGAGGAGCCGAAGTTTGAGGTCCGGCTCCCTAATGGGCGCACGGAAATCGTCAGCGGTGAGCACGCTGCCAAGGTCGCAGTGACGATGGCCGGTGGTGGTACGTACAGCATGGTGTCGCGATGAACGTCATCCAGATAATTCTGTGGGTTGTGGCCGGGATCTTTTTCCTTGGTGGTGCGGCCAAGATTCCAACGCGATTTGACCTTGGTTGGATCGGGGCCTTCGTGGTCGTGTTGGCGGTCCTGGCTTCCCAGGTATGACCCCCTTGTAAAGCACCACTAATGGATCTATGATCCGTTCTAATCGGGCGCTGAGCTATGGGCCGGGCCTTGGAGTGGTGGCTGAGCTATGGGCCTGCACCAGAAGTGATCAACTTCTAGGAGCAGGAACATGCCTTTCCAGATTCCCGACCCGGAAAGTCTTGACCAGTTTTCCATCGCTGGTCTCGAAGACCTTCGCCGTGTCGCCAAGGCCGAATACGACAACCTCAAGTCGACGGTCGCTGTTGAGACCATCACGGTCGAAGAGCTGACCCGTCTTGAGGACCTTCAGAGCTTCGTCTTCACCACCATCCCCGATGAGCTTTCCGTGCGCCGCGAGGTGTCCGACCGGTTCGCTGCTGCGACCACGGACCCGGAGGAAGACGCCGAGGAAGAGCCTGAGGCTGAGGCCGAGGCCGAGGTTGAGGAGCCCGCTGACGCGGTTGTCGCCTCCACCAAGGTGACCGTGGCCAAGATCAAGGCCAACGGTGGCGGCCAGGATGTTGAGCTGCCGCACCCGAACCGGGTGCCCATGTCCACGCTGGTTGCAGCGGCCAGCACGTCCAGTGCTGACGGGTCGTTCGAGAACGGCCAGGTCCTGACGACGATGCTGGAAGTGGCCAAGATCTTCGAGGCCCGCAGCGCGTCGCACCAGAGCATGGACAAGAGCGGGGTCAAGAGCAGCAACGGCCCCATCCAGTCCCCCGTCGCCACCCTGATCCGCAACTACCCGGACGAGTTCTCCGTCAACGGAGACCAGACGGACTACGACAAGCTGCTGAAGGTGGCTGACGAGTCCCGCCTGCCCGGTGGATCACTCCTGGCCAGCGTGGAGCTGGACCGCAAGCGCATCAAGGCCGAGCAGCCTGAGCGTGACGCGATCGTGGCCGCCCAGGGATGGTGTGCTCCGTCTGAGACGGACTACGACATCTGCCTCCAGATCACCACCGACGGTCTCGCGGACTTCCCTGAGGTTCAGGCCCGGCGTGGCGGCATCCGGCACAACACCGGTCTGGACTTCTCCACCATCTTCGGTGTCCAGGGTGGACAGACCCCCAACGGCTTCTTCGACCTCACTGAGGCTCAGGTTGCCTCTGGTACCACCAAGACCTGTATCGAGATCCCGTGTCCGTCGTTCGTGGACACTCGTCTCGGCGTGACGGGCCTGTGCCTCACCGGCAACATCCTGGCCATCCGTGGCTACCCGGAGTACACCGCCACCTTCACCCGTGGCGCCATGGCCGCCTCCGCTCACCAGATCAACCGTGAGCAGATTTCTGACGTGGTCACTGGTTCCACGGCGGTCGACCTGACCGCTCAGGCTCCGTGGGCCACTGACGGTTCCACCACCTCTCAGATCATGAGCGCGGTGGAGATGGCCATCACCGACATCAAGTACCGGCTGCGGATGGCCCGCAACGCCACGCTTGAGGTCATCATGCCGTGGTGGGTTCTGGCCCAGATGCGGGCTGACTGGATGCGGCGCCCGTTCGTGCAGGACCCGAACCTGACCGATGCGGAGATCAACGCCTTCTATACCACCCGTGGTGCCCGTGTGCAGTACGTGTACGACTGGCAGGACGCGTTCAGCACGGCCGCCCTGTCCGGTACCGGACCGGGTGCGTCGACCCCGATCAACTTCCTGCCCAAGTCGTTCCAGTTCCTGGTGTTCCCGTCGGGCACCTGGATCCGGGCCGTCTCGGACGTGATCACCCTGAACTCGGTGTACGACTCGACCAAGCTGGCCACCAACCAGGTCACCCACCTCTTCACGGAGACGGGTTGGGCCATGGTTCAGATGTGCCCACTGAGCCGGGTCTACACCGTGCCGATCTGCCCGAGTGGCAAGACCACCAGCACTGGAACCCTCACTTGCCCGTAAGCGAACCGGGGGCCGGGCAACCGGCCCCCTTCGCCCTACCAGGCAGTTGAGGAGACGCCATGGCAACGATCAACAACGCACCAGCCCTCATCGACGCGCCCCCACCGCCACCACGGCCGTACGGGCTCTTCGATGTGGCCTTGGGGCCTATGCCGTTTCCGGTACCAGAAGCAGTTGGTGGAGGTCTCCAGTACGTCCCAGACGACTGCGTCAAAGACATCTTCATGTACCAGATGAACTGCCCGGCAGTGTCTGGTTCCAAGACGTTCTCTGTGCTGGACACCCCCATCTCTGGGTCCCCGTTCGGGATCATCACCTCCTACGTCTGCGGCAGCATCGGGTTCTCTTTTGATGAGGCTGCGGAGCGGGTCCGTACCCGCATGACGTTGCGGGAGCAACGGGGTGTGGAGCGACGGGTCTGGCAGGGCTGGGATGCCTCCAACGGCCTGGGAACCGTGCCCGGGCTGTTCCGTAGTGCGACCGACCTTGGCACGTCAGGTTGTGTCACTGAGGCCGTGGAGATGCTGGAGCAGGCTCTGGCTGACAACGGAATCGTGGGCGGAGCAATCCACGCACGACCAGGAATGAGTGCTCACCTGTCCAACAACTACCTCGTTTACGAGGGGCCAGGGCGACTCAAGCGCACGGTGTACGGGACTCCTTACGTGTTCGGTCAGGGCTACGACGGAAGCGGCCCAGCCGGACAGGCGGCAACTGGTTCCGACGAGTACATGTACGCCTCGGGTCGGGTGCTCATTTGGGGCACGGACATTGCAATCCCAGACCCCCAGCAGACCATGGATCGGGCTCTTAACCAGATGTACGTTCTCGGCGAGAAGGTGTATCTGGCGGTCGTGGAGTGCGGTTCCTGGGCAGTGAAGGTAACCCGTACCTGCACCACAGCAGGAGGCGGAACGTGATCCCTCCTATGGGGCTGGAGAGTAGGAACCCATGACCTCAACCTGTTTTACGCCCTTCAAGATTCCGAAGGTGCGGGTGACTCAGCTCAACTCCTGTGGTCAGGCGGTCACTGGGTGCTCCACTGTGGTCAGTGACGGCATCATCTCGGTCGCCTTGACCAAGGAGTATGAGGCCCGCCAGGAGTTCTTCGTCAAGAACGGCAATGGTGACTTCTGCGTCAAGGAGACCAACCCACCGATCTTGAAGTGGATCAACCTGGTCCTCACCTTCTGCAACGTGGACCCGGAACTGATCAACATCATGTCCGCCGAGCCCACGTACCTCAACGACGCTGTCTCGCCGTCCGCGATCGGTTACAACACCCAGGAGGGGACGGCAGCTAACGCCAACTTCGCCCTGGAAGGTTGGACCCGGATCACCAACAGCTCGGTGCCCTGTACGGGTAACACTCCCTTCGGGTACATGATCTTCCCGTGGGTGGTCGAGGGAACCGTTGGTGACGTGACCTATGAGAACGGTGCAGCCAGCTTCGTCCTCAACGCCCGGACCCGGTCCAACAGCCTCTGGGGTACTGGCCCGTACAACGTCAGCTACTCCGACAACCCAGTGGGATCCACGACACCACGGCCACTGTTCACGCCGATCACGTCAACGCAGCACAGTCGGATGTTCATTACTCGACTGGCCCCACCGGCTGCGACGTGTGGTTGCACGACCCTGGCCAGCCTGATCCCTAGCTAACCGAAGGGGGGTCGCCGTGAGCGCGCTCATTGTCGTTGACGGCGACCCGTCCAAGGTCAACGTCAACGGATACACCAAGGGTGACCTCCTGGCCGCCAACGCGGTTGGGACGTTGCAGCCCATGCACATTGGCACCAACACCAATGTGCTGACCGCTGACTCAGCTCAGACCCTGAGCCTGAAGTACGCGCCTGGTGGCTCTGGTGGCTTGCCGGTCCCGTTCGTGCTCCCAGCAGTGAACCTGACCGACGCTGCCACCATTGCCACCAATGCGGCACTGGGCAACAACTTCCGGGTCACCTTGACGGCTACTGGTCACGTTCTGGGCGCCCCTACCAATCCCACTGATGAGCAGATGTGTATGTGGGAGATCAAGCAGGGTGGGACTGGGAACAACGCTTTGACCCTGGCCAGCGGGGCGGGGGGGTTCCTGTTCGGGACCGACCTAACTTCCATCACCTTGTCCACTGCGGTCGGGGCTACGGACCTCCTGGGCTGCCGGTACATCGCCAGTGCTAACCGGTGGTGGGTCATCGCCTTCATGAAGGGGTTCTAAGTGGAGTTCCTGTATGGCCTGGAAGTGACCGCCGAGATTGAGGTCATCCCCGCTGGCACGTTGCAGCCGGGGGACCTTGTCAAGGTCGAAGAAGGCAAGGTAACTGTGCTCCGACCGGAGCCTGAGGAGGACGAAGAATGACTGTCGGTCTGAGCCCCACCCTCCTGGCCAACAAGTGGCTGGACATGCTGGGAGGTACTGCCTTCACCGCCCCGGCCGGTGCCTTTGCTGAGCTTCACCTGGGTGATCCTGGCGTCAACGGAACCTCTAACCCGTCGACAGAGACCACCCGAAAGTCCATCACCTACGGTGCGGCCTCTGCTGGTTCCAAGGCCATGACCAACACCCCGTCTTGGGCCTGGGTTCAGGGCACGGAGACGATCAGTCATCTGGCCATTTGGGATGCCGTCTCCGCTGGCAACTTCCTGTTCTCCATCACCCTGACCGCCAGCAAGCAAGTAGCGAACGGTGACACCTTGAACCTCACCGCCTTGTCTATCTCGTTCACCCCACTGGCGGCATGACATGAGCCTTCAGACCTGGGAAGAAACCCTCACCACACTCAAGGTCGACAGCCCCCTCCAGACCACGTTCACCACGGCCAAGTCCATCTTCGGCGTGGACGGCACCGACAAGTCCGCAGCGGCCAAGTACACGCTGCCGGCCAACTTCTGGGTCCCGGGTAAGTCGGTCAACGTCCGCCTGATGGGGGACATCTCTAACATCGTCACCACCCCCGGCACGATCGTGTTCCAGTTCATGCTCGGGGCGGTCATTGCCTGGACATCAGGCAACATCCAGCTCTCCACCACGGCACACACCACGCTGCCGTTCTGGCTTGATCTGGAACTGACCTGTCAGAACGAGGGTGCGGGCACTCAGGCCAACCTCATGGGGCAGGGCATCATCACTTCTCAGACCGTGGTCAACACCAACGTTGCCGACTCGGTGGCCAACACCCTGCCGACCCTGTTGCTGCCCAACACCACCCCCGCAGTGGGAACCGGCTTCGACTCGACCGCAACACAGAAGGTGGACATCTTCGTCGGGTTCTCCGTCAGCAATGCGGGCAACGGCGTTCGGGCCCGGCAGTACCGACTCCGCGCACTGAACTAACCCCACCGGCCCTCATAGGGAGGTGGGCGCATGAGTCTCAACTTTGGTGCCGCCAACTCTCACGTCAACTTTTCCATTGGTAACGCCGCCAATGTGAGCAACGGCGCGTTCACCATGATGACCCTGTGGCTTATGCCCAGCACGGGGCTGAACAGTGGCTTTATTGCTGCCCTGCTCAGCGGGACCGACCAACGCGCTTATGGTGTGGATACCGCCCACCTGTTCGGTGACAACGACTTCTCGTCCGGATTCGGCACCCTGACCGGAGCCCACTGGTATTGGACAGCCATCACCAAACCAGCCGGAGCGGCCCACTACCGTTGCCACTTCAAGGACTACACGGCCGGTGGGGCCTGGTCACACGGCGAGGCCGTCGGGGCAGCTAATCACACCGACCCCGGCACGTCCAACTCGCTCCAGGTCGGGGCGGGCACCAGCTTCGCAGCCTCCACTGGTGACGTGGCTGTTGCTGCCCTGTGGACTTCCGAGCTGGCCGACCTGACCATTGAGGCCCTTGCCACCTCGGCCTTGAAAGACCTCATGGCGGGCAACCCGCAATGGGCAACCCGCTTCATGCAGTCAGCGCCCACCTCCATCCAGGACCTGACTGGTGGAGGTGGTAACGAGACCAGCCGGACCGGCACCATCACCACGACGGCCGACCCACCGGCTTTTGATTTCTCCCTGACCGCAACCATCGGTCAGCAGGCCACTAACCGGCACCCCGGCAAGGGTCCGGGTAAGGCGAGGTTCTTCCAGTCCCCACGGCCGACCAATACCGGCAACGTCGTCACCATTGACGGCTCCCTGACCGTCACGGCGAACCGCACCGCCACTGTGGCTATAACCCACACCATTGGTGGTTCTCTGACCGTCACAGCGAATCGCACTGCCACTGTGGCTGTAGCCCACACCATCGGTGGTTCTCTGACGGTTACAGCAAACCGGACTGCCACGGTGGCGGTGACCCACACCATCGGTGGCTCCAGGCCAACGACGGTCAACCGGACCGCCACGATAGCGGTGACTCACACCATCGGTGGCTCCCTGGTGGTCACTGCGAGCCGTACTGCCACGGTTGCGGTGACCCATACCATCGGTGGCTCCAGGCCGACCACAGTCAACCGAGCGGCCACCGTGGCGGTTACCCACACCATCTCCGGATCTCGGCCAATCACAGTCAACTTGGCTGCCACGGCCGATGTACCGGGAGTGGTGACCATTAGCGGATCCCTGGTGGTCACTGCATCCAGGACCGCCACGGTGGCGGTCGTTCATACTGTCTCTGGTTCGTTGATTGTCGTAGTTACTAGGTCAGCTACGGCTGGCGGTTCACAACGCACGTACCTGTTCCTGCCGTTCTTTGGATGAGAAGCTGATCACATGACCGTCTCGTTGGTATCAGGTGCAGGGGGACCCCTGGTTCTGGAGGTGCGCCAATTTGACGGTGGCCCCCTAGTCAACCTGGACTCGCTGCCCACAATCACCATTCAGAACCTTCAGAATGGTGCGGTGATCGTGGGCCCCACCACGACCGGGGTTCAGCATCCGGCCACAGGGGTCTACACCTACAACTGGTCTGCTGCGGTCAGCGGTGGCCTCTACCTTGACATCTGGAATGGCGCGGTCAGTGGGACCCCATACCAGGGGTCAGAGTCGATCATTGTCTACAACGCCTCCACGGTCACCGTGGGCCCCTGTGAGGATGGCTGGGAAGTAGACACCTCCTGCTGCGCGGAGTGGGACACGTACACCACCGAGCTTCAGGACGCGGCCAAGACCTACGCCAGGCTCGTGCTCTGGGCAGCCACCGGGCGCAGGTTCGGCCTATGTACCGTCACAGTCCGACCATGTGGCCGCTATTGCAGCGGCAACGACGGTTGGGGGGACGTGTATGGGTACTACTGGAACGGCGAGGGGTTCTTCGTTCCGTACCTGTTCAACGGAGCGTGGCGCAACTGCTGGTGCGGCAATGGCGCTGGATGTATGTCCTGCCAGCCGGATTGCCAGGTCTACCTGGATGGGCCCGTCAACTCGATCGTGAACGTCATTCAGAACGGTTCCGTAATCGACCCGGCCACATACCGCGTCGACAACAACACCTGGTTGGTCCGGACTCACGACCAGTCGGATGACAACTGCTGGATCCTCAAGCAGGACTATAACAAGGGGATCACTGCTGACAACACTCTTCAGGTCACGTACCTGAAGGGCATTCCCGTCCCAACGGCTCTGGTCAATGCTGGCGGGGAGCTGGCTTGCGAGTGGGCTAAGGCCTGCTTGGGTCAGGCCTGCCGGTTGCCCCAACGGGTCACCTCGATCTCACGGCAGGGGGTAACGGTTTCATTGGCCGACGTGGATGCGCTGCTGATGAACAACCTGACCGGAATCCCCACCGTGGACAACATCATCCACGCCTTCAACCCCTACCATATCCAGTCACGGATGAGCGTAGTGTCCCCTGACATCCCCCTACCTAGGAAGACGACCTGGCCGTGAGTTTTCCTAGCCCCGATCCGCTTTTCGTCATCAGCCAGGCCGCACTGACCTGTCTGAGCAGTGCCATCGCCACGGTCACGGCGGCTGCCGCTGCGGCCGGAACGGGCTATGAGTGGAAGGCCCCCCAACAGGTTTGCTACCGGGTCTCCACTCAGATCCCCTTCGACATCGACAAGTACCAGGACCTGTGTTGCCAGGGTCTGGGCTATGTGGCCATCGGGGGTACCTGGCCCACTGCCAATCAGTTCCCCGAACAGGACATCCAGCGCCAGGCTGAGACCTCTTGCTTCCCCCCGGCGTGGGGCCAGGAAGTCAGGATGGGCCTGGTGCGCTGTGTCCCGGTGGGAACGCAGGGCACTGGTGCGGCCGAGTTTGGGATGCCGACCTGCACCGAGTGGACCGCTGCTGCGATCGAGAACATGTGGGACTCCGTGGTGCTGCGCAAGGCCATGTGCTGCTTCCGGGCCGCCATCCGCAACAACGCCAACACGTTCTTCGAGGGCATGTCGTTTGTGATCGACCGCCAGATTCAGGGACCCCCCCTGGGTGGTTGCGTGGAACGGTATGTCAGCGCCACCGTTCAGTTCCCCAACTGTGATTGCTGATGCGCCTGGTCCTGGTGATCCCCATGAAGACGTTCGACGACTTCGAGCGGGACGTACCACGGTGGGTCTACATGACCGAGCGCACTGCTAACCTGATCGTGTTGAATTACCTCCGCCTCGTCTGGGATCCGGCCTGGGATGCCTCAAGCTAGAGTTCGCATCAATATTCCGAAGGCCTACGCGGTCGCCGGTAGGGATGCTGCGCAGTTCATGGAGATGATTCTCCAGGAGATGCGCGCCGGGGCGGTGGCGATCCTGAGCGAGGGCCCGTACGTCACTGGGGAGCTGGCGGCCTCCATCGAGTTGCAGGGCCCGAAGGTGTACGGCACTCAGGTCCGTGGTGCGGTCGGGTCCCGACTGCCTCAGGCCCTAGTTGTGCACGACGGGGCCCGGGTGCACGACATTTTCCCGAAGAACGCCTCGCACTTCTACCGGTTCGGGTCCAGGAAGCGACCACAGCTCAGGTTCTTCTGGCGCAAGGCTGGCAAGGTTGTGTACTTCCCTCACATCCCTGGCTCGGCCCGTCGGATCGGGTACTCCCATCCGGGCATGAGGGGCAAAAAGTATCTGGAAATTCCCCTCCAGGTGGTGGGACGTCGCCATGGTTTCAAGGTAACTACCCGGGATATATGATCCCCCCCATGACGCAACCTGAGGACCGGGCAGAGCGCCGGACTACCACAGTTCCCATCGCTGGACATGAGTTCCTCATCAAGGAACTGACCGACGTCCAGGTCATGCACCTCAACCGCTACGCCCGCATCCTGGCGGCCGACAATGTGCCCTTCAGCTCCAAGTCTGAGGCCATGGACAAGATGTTCTCCATCGTTCACAACTGTGTGGCGGAGGCTGAGCAGCTCACCTTCCTCATTGCCCTGGAAGAGGAGGGCGAGGTGACCCTGCGGGACCTGGTCATTTTCGCCAGGGCCTTCAATGAGAAGCCTGAGACCACCGAACCCGCTGTGGTGAGACGCCGTGGTCGGCCCCGCAAGTCAGCCTGAAACCCCCCGGGCCAACGTCCCCCGGACCAACCGAGATCCGGTGCGTTCACTGCGCCCGGGTCCGGTTGCGTTCATGGTTAAGGGCAAGGAGTACGAGATACCCGCCCTGCCCGCTGCGGACTGGCTTGAGGTGCTGATGCGCCCCGACTGGGGTGGTGATGACATCTTCGTTGAGCTGATGCCAGAGGGCATCAGTCTGGTCCTTGGTGACCTGGAACCAGACCAGGCAGAAGACCTGGCACTGGACGTCATTGAGGAGGTCACCGGGCGCCATTGGTGGGTAGCAGTACGGCTCATTCAGACCCTGGCGAAGACCTGGGACGTCATGGGCGCCGAGGCCACCTTCAACCACGTGGACCCGGAGAGGCTGTCTCTGGCCGCCTGGATGGACGCCATGTTGGTGCTGCTGATGAGCCGGCTCAAGGACCAGGACGCCACCATGTTCGCGGCCCAACTGGAAGCTCCACCCTTTGGGGAGGAGATCCCCGAGGAGGAGATGGCTATTTCCGAGGGACAGTTCCTCTCCATGTCTGACTAGCCGTAGCATGGTCATGTGGCGCCTCACCTTTAATGGCCCACATTGGTTCTGAGGGGCAGGTGAGGCATGACCAACCCACTTGGTGGCGAGGACATCGGCAGGGCCGAGATTGAGGTCCATGCCGACACCACCCCGTTTCCCGGCGAGGCCAAGCGTGGTGTTGAGCGCGCCTTTGAGGACATTGACCCCTCCGTTAAGAAGACCGGGGAGCACTGGGGGGAGAGCCTCTCCGAGAACCTCAGCCGAAAGCTGGAGTCGGAGGCTCCTAAGGTCGCTCGGGACCTGGAACATGCTCTGGATCGCGAGACCGTTCACCAGCACATCAAGGTTGTCCCTGACTACGACAAGAGCCAGGTCCGCACCGTTGTTCATGGGATCGCCACCGAGGTGGAGAAGGGCCTGACGGAAGGGCTTCAGAGCAGTGGAGTCTTCAGCAAGATCGGTGCGGGCATCCAGGACGCTGTTGGTGCCGCCTTCAACGTGTCCGGCAAGTCCCCCCTCATTGCTCTGCTGATCCCTGTCATTGGTGGTATCGCTGGGCTGATCCTGGCCGCCGTGCAGGCTGTGTACGAGCTGAGCGCGGCCCTGTTCACGCTGCCTACCATCCTGGCCGCGATCATTGCTCAGGCTGGTGTGCTGTTCCTGATCTTCAAGGCTGTGGCGCCTGTCATCTCGGCGGTGCTGAGCGCCCAGAACGCCAAGGAACTACAGATTGCCCTGATGGGCGTAGCACCACCCATTGCTGAGTTCGCCAAGAGCCTCATCCCCATCCGAGACTTCTTCGACCTGTTGAGCAAGAGTGCAGCGGTTGCGTTCTTCCGAGAGCTTGGTAACACCCTCAGCCTGATCTTCAACGCCAACAGTCGTGAGTTCTTCTTCGGTGTCATCAAGGTAGCTGGGGCACTGGGAGACTGGTTCAAGGTCGTTGGTAAGGCTTTCCAGTCACCCGTATTCACCAAGTTCCTTAAGGACCTGTTTGACTCCATCGCTCACTTCCTGGAGCGAGATGGGCCTTACTTCGAGGTGCTGCTGGAGAAGTTCTTCCAGTTCCTGGACATGATGATCGGTCCTGCCACTGATCTTGGTGCAATCTTCGACCTTCTCCTGATCAAAATCGGAGAATGGTTTGACATGCTCAAGACCAGCCCTGACTTCAACAACTGGCTGGAACGACTTCCCCTCATGCTCATCGACGTGGGGGACGCCATTGGGTCAGTCCTGGAGCTAATTGGGACTCTCTTCAAGGACATCGATGAGGAAGGTGGCGCGGACTTCCTCAACAACTTCACCGTTGCGGTGAAGGAGCTGAACCTGATCTTCGAGAGTGACGCCGGCAAGCAAGCGATCAAGGTCCTCATCCAGGCCATTGAGATCCTCTCCCTGTCCTTCTTCGGCTTGATCGTTGTGATCATCTCTGTGCTGGCCTTCTTCGGAAAACTGGAAGAGGGAGTCAAGTGGATCGCTGACAGGATCCGTGACTTCTTCCACTGGATCTCCAGTGGATCTGATGAGGTCAGGACGCTCCCCGACAAGATCGGGCAATTCTTCGAGGGCCTCATCAGAAGTGCACCTGACTGGGGACGGCGACTGATGCAGGGCTTCATTGACGGCATCATGAACATGCTCGGTCCACTGGGCCGGGTCCTGGCCTTCATTGGAAAGCAAATCTCTGACCACCTTGTGACCCACTCCCCGGCCAAGGTGGGACCCCTGTCCATGGGCGGGGGGCCTGAGGGCTGGGGTGCCAACCTGGTGAAGGGCTTTGCCAAGGGCATCATGGCCGGCGGGGATCAGGTAAACACCGCAGTGAACTCCGTAGCCAGTGACATCAACTTCGGGCCAGGATCAGTGATCGCCACCTTTAACGGTTCCAACCCCACCCCGTCACAGGCCGCTGCTCTGGGCCAGGCCCTCGGTGGCGGGATCATCGACCAGCTCACGGCACGTAATGCCCGGCTCGCAGTAAGGACCATGTGATGGGCGTCTATAACCCAAACATTCCCCGAGTGGTTGGCGAGGAGTGGGTGCCGATCCGGGATGAAGGCATTGTCTTCTCCCCGTCTATCAACACCGTGGAGTACGGCCACACTTTCACTCCGACTGCGAACCGCGTGCTTCAGTCTGGGAAGTTCTATGTCAATCAGTTCCCGGCCTCGGTAGAGCAAGACCAGGTAATGCTGATCGGGGTTTATCCAACCGGCCGCGAAGGGCTGTCTGGCCCGGTCCGTTCAGTGATCATCCCTTGCAACAATGCTGAGATCACTGGCTCTGTTGACAGCGGCTCCAGTGCGCCCGTCCCTCAGGTGTTGCTCACTCCAGGCGACAACTTCTATATGAGAGGGCAGCCCAGCTCTAACGTCAACCCCAAGCGTCTGGCTCTTTATTTTGCCGTTAACCAGTTCTCTCAGTTGCTTGCCAACAAGCGGATCCTCAAGGTGGAGTTGATACATCAACTGAGCTGGGATCCGACCCTTAGTGGAACTGGCACAGCCTCTAGCAATCCCCCCTTCCTGGACGCAGGAGTAAGCCAGCTATCCATTGAGCGGACTGGTAGCCCACCGGCCCCCCGGGTGGCTCTGTACTCCCCGCTGGTTGACTTCTTTGGCTGCGGTCTCAACTTCCTCGGTTCGGGAATCCAGCTCGGATTGCCGGGTCAGGTTCAGATCACCACTGTCAACATGGGGGAGATCAACCCGGCGTCTGGCCCCATCTTGTTTGGTAACAGCACCACTACTGGCACCGCGAGACTCCCGTGGCGGTACGAAGATTTGGCCCTGTTCGAAATCTCGGCAGGGGTCAATAGATACAGCATGATATATGACTTTGGCGCAACCAACGGAACCTGGGCCGGCATCTATTATTTGGGCTATGCGGCGCTCAGAGTCACGTTCTGCGAAGAGCAACGAGTGGCCTATGGAGGAGCCCAATTCGGTAACTTCCTTCAGTACCTCAATGGCGCTAACGCAGTACCAATGTTTGACACGCACTACAACCAGAACCCTGTCATCATTGGCGGGACTCAATACACCGTTACGGTGTCTGCTCCCGACATTGGAGACATCCAGGGTCCGATCATTGCCGGCATCACCAAGCCAGCTTCAGCTAACGGTTATCCCACCCTCAGCGCCCTACGTGAACTGGACGTTAATCCGGTCCACGTAGGTATCAAGGTGAACCTCACTCAGACCGAAGGCGAAGTCTTCAGTCGCGAGACCACTCACGTACTACCCCAGCTTTCACTGCACACCTCCGGTGGGCCTGTCACTGAGGTGCACGTCTACGGACGACAGGCCAGGGGTCAGGTATTTGGCTCCGTCACCGCCAGCCAGAATGTCCAGGATGGGACCCTGGGTTTGTTTGGTGCCCGAGCGCAGGGTCTCACCCTGCCCGGTGGTTCAGGCAACTACGTGTCCACTCCCGACAATGCCGCACTTGACATCGTTGGTGACATTGACCTTCGTGCTGATATTCAGACCAACGACTGGACCGCCAACGGTGGACTGGTCACCAAATGGGGTGCGGCCGGAGTACGTAGCTATGAGTTTGCGATCAACCCAGACGGAACGCTTTCCATGGTGTGGTCAACGGATGGCACCTCCGTCCAGTTCGCCAACTCCACTATCCCCGTTCCAGCTCTTGACGGACAGCGCCTTGCGGTACGTGCAACCCTGGACGTTGACAACGGGGCAGCGGGAAAAACGGTACAGTTCTTTACGGCACCAACTGCCGCCGGACCATATACACAGCTCGGCGCCAGCGTAACTTCCGGTGGTACGACAAGCATCTTCTCGGGGGCGGCCCAGGTTGAAGTCGGCAGCCACACTAATGGCACCGGCGACGTTTTCACCGGCACGGTCTACTCCGCTGAGATTCGTAATTCAATTGGCGGCACGCTGGTTGCAAACCCCATCTTCAGCGCGCAGCCCCCAGGGACTACCAGCTTCACTGACGCACCAGGACGAACCTGGACCCTCCATGCGTCGGCGGCCATCACTGCGGCCACAAGCTTCACCTTCCCACAGGTGCGGTTCTACGCCCGCCGGTTCGGCAACACGACCGTGCCACTGACCCTGTCGTCACCTGTCATCACGGGTACCGGAACCTCGGTATCTATTACGCCACCTCAGTTCGATGCCCTGCCCGAGATATTGGACGGCTGGAAGCAAGTGGATCTGCGGTTCAGCGGCACGATTGCCATGGGATCAATCCCCGATCCCCAGTGGACATGGTCGGCCTCTGGCGAACTTCAAGGCAACCGCTGGGAGGTCCTAGGGGCAACTGCACCGGCTCTGTCCGGCACGCCGGGCAGCCTGTTCACCTTGGCGCCCAACGGCAGTCTCAGTTCAGCCACCTATGGGCAGCCTCCTGCTGGCGCAGCTATCAACATGAGCTGGATGCCGCAGTATGCCCCTCCGGTATCTGGTAGCGCCAGCGATCAGACCTCAGACGCCGTGCTGATGTTCGGCCAGGACATGCCCCTCGTCACCGGCTTCACGCTCACCCAAAGCAACCAGCCGTTGTCGGGCATAGGCCTGGATTGCAACGCTTACCCGTGGTACGTGCCGCGCTCCATGTCTTATAACCAGCTCACCTGGTCAACGATCACCCCCTCGCCATTGGGTGGCGTAGTCCTGCCAGCCGTGCCAGGTAACTACATTTCAACGCCGGATACGGCGAGTCTGGACATCACCGGAGACATAGACCTTCGTGCCGACTTTTCATTGCCGACTTGGGCACCAACTGGCATCAACCATATGCTGATAGCTAAGTGGATTGATGGGGGCCAAAGGGCATACCTTTTGTGGATTGACGGTAACGGTGACATGCGATTCAACTGGTCCGCCGATGGAGTAAGTGGATTTGTTGCAATCGCCACGGTGCAGCCACCCGTGCTGGCTAATGGTGCACGTCAGGCGGTGCGAGTGACATTTGATGTTGACAACGGCGCAAGCGGTCATACGGCAACGTTTTACACGGCACCAACCATAGATGGACCCTGGACGCAGCTTGGTGCCCCCGTCACCGCAGCCGGGGTAACGAGCCTTTTCAACTCAAATTCAATCGTTGAGGTTGGATCACTGAACAGCGGCACGACGGATTTCGGGTTCGGAACAATGCATGCGATTGAGATTCGCAATGGCATAAACGGAACCTTGGTCGCCAACCCCAAGTTCTGGAACAACGCCCCCACCGGGGCAACGTCCTTCACTGACAGCTTCGGCTTGGTCTGGACCATCAACGGTGGGTATCAGTTCTCCGGGTTCGAGCACTATGAGATCCAGCGCATGGACACGATAAGCACTGACTGGAAGTCCATCGCCTACGTCCAGGCCCCACTCACCAGTGGCTTCAGGGACTATGAGGCTCGGGTGGGGATCCTGACCAGTTACCGGATACGTGGCGTTGGCAACTTGCTCTTCACCGGGCCGTGGTCGACCACGGTGACTGGAACCTTGGCGGCACCAGGAGTCACCGGCATTGGCATGGGGGCTAACGCCAAGACTCTCCTGTTCACCACCAACGAAGTCCAAAGTGGAGCCAGCAACTTGGCCTATGCCCTGGCCTTTGAGTCTGATACCACGGAGGAGTTCAAGTTTCCGGAGGCCGCGTTCAACCAGTACCAGCTCATGTACAACCGGGACTTCCAAGTCGCCTTCCGACCACTGGAGCGGGGCGGTGAGACGTTCAGTCGCACGATCCTCGTCCAGGCCGCAGCCATCTCACCGCCGACTCTGGCTGACTTCACCAGCCTGCGGAACCTGGCTTGGGATGACACGTCCTACGTGTGTGTCAGGGACGAGGATGGCAACCGGTGGTTCGCCAATGTCACTGTGCCTACGGGCCGGGTGAAGATGAACAACCGGGAGCTGTACCTGGCTGACATCAATGTCATTGAGGTCACCCAGACTCCGTCGGTGGTGCTGGCCTGATGTTTACAACGCTGCCGCAGAACGACCTTCTTGACCTACCCCCCTGGGCCGGGCAGCGTTCAGTCACTTGGAACTTCAAACTGGTTAATGGAACAACGGGGGAACAGCTCGGGACGGTTACGCCATTACGTAGCGCGACCCTCCGTCATGAAACGACCCAGACCATCAAGCGCACCTTGAACATCAGTCTCGGCAAGGTCGATACCAACAACATCGATGCCGTCTCGGCTCGCATTGAACTGGAGATGGTCCTTCAAGACAGAAGCGTGTGGCCACTGGGTCGGTACATGTTCACTGACCAGACCAAGATTCAGTTCACATCGGGACTGTTGTCCAATGCTGTACTCAATGATGAGATGTTCCTGGTCGACCAGCCGATCATCAAGGGCTTCGACGCCACTCGCAAGAATGCCACTGAGTGCTACGAGGAACTGCTTGAAGACCTGCCCGTTGAGTTTGTTGGTGAGCCAGGCACTTTCCTTATGACCCAGGGCTGGGGGGCCAACACCTCCCTGGGTTCGATACTCAACACCCTTGCGGTCAACGGAGATTACTTCAACCCGTGGTTCGGCAACGACAAAAAAATGCACCTGATCAGAACCTTCAACCCGGTGGATCGGGTGCCACAGTTCGACTGGGATTCCAGAAGCCAGGTAATGCGAGAGGGCATTACTGAGTCGTCCAATGTTCTCACGGCCCCCAATAGATTCATGGTCACCAGCAACACGAACGTTGACACTGCACCCATTGTTGGCGTAGCTACCGTCCCCCCCACCGCTCCCAACTCGTTCACCAACCGAGGGTTCTACATCACCCAGGCACAGACACTGCAATTATTCAGTGTGGCCCAAGCACAGGCGGTTGCTGCGGGACTGGCGAACAGATTCACGGTGTTCGAGACGGTCAACCTCAACACCCTCCCGGACCCTCGCCATGACTCCTATGATGTGATCTTCTGGAATGGATCCTTCTGGCTGGAGCTGGCCTGGAGTATGAACCTCACCCCTGGAGGTCTCATGGGACACACGCTACGTAAGGCCTACATGCCATGACGGCACCAGATCAGACGGCCGACTCCCCGCAGCCCGTTGCCGCCTCAGCCACCGCTGATGCCCTGGTGCAGAATGCAAGCCGTCTAGGACTCACCTGGGATCTGAAGCCCGCCACTGTTAAGTCGTTGAGTCCGCTCACTGTCACATTTGATGATGACACTGTGGCCGTAGGTGCCACGTCAATGATTGGAACGGTCGCTGCCGGCCAGAGGGTCTATGTGATCATCGTCCCCCCATCTGGCAACTTTATCACTGGAACAGTTGGCCCCAACGCGGAACTAGGCCAGGGGCTGGTAGCAAGGGCGGGAAGTACCTCCAGTACCGCTGCCATTGGGGCGGAGACTGTAGTGCTTACTACCAATACCTTTACGTTCCTTAGAGGGCGCGCATATCGATGGCTGATCATGGGCTCATACAATCAGAGTGCGGCCGGATTCTGGATCGTCAACATTCGTAAAAGCCTGGCCGGTCTCCTCTTGGGTCAAGTGGCCGACAACACCACCGTGGCCAACGGGCCATACCGAATGCATACGGGAGTATTTGTCGCCGCCACCGCAAATGTCACGACATCCATAGTCCAAACAAATGCCTTCAGTGGTGCCGGCACCGTCACTGAGACGGCTAATGGAGTCTCGCCACGAACGCTAGAAATCTTCGATGTTGGGCCCGCGAGCGATTATCCAATCTATCCGGCCATAACCTAGGAGGAGCATGCAGCCACAGCCACCGATCGACCCAACACTGCCCGAGTACAGCGGGCCGTACGATGCTGTCGACAATGGAACGTGCGCATGCCACGACTTGCCGGTCAACACGTTCGGCCGATGCGAACCACTGAACCAACCTGATGCCCAACCGAGGGGGACTAGTGCGAGTAGTGGTATTCCCGGCTGACGCCTGGGCGTGTGGCCATTACCGGGTGATCTGGCCAGCCAACATACTCCAGCAGGAGGGCTGGGAAATCTTCATCGTCCCTCCTAACGAGAAGACCGGGTTCAACGTCAAGACCCAGGAGGATGAGCACGGCAAGCAGATCCTGACTGAGCTGACTACGCCCGAGTGTGACCTGGTGGTGTTGCAGCGACCGGGGCATCATCTTCAGCCTCAGCTCATCAAGGCTCTGCGTATGGCTGGCATCGCCGTGGTCATTGACATGGACGATGACATGTCAGCACTGAGCCAGCATCACATAGCGTTCAAGATGTACTCGACCCGGACCAGCACCGACTTCTCCTGGCGGAATGCTCTGGAATCGTGCAAGCTCGCGACCTTTGTCACAACCAGTACGGCCGAGCTTCAGCGGACCTATGCCCCCCATGGTCGGGGCATGGTATTGGACAACTACGTGCCCGAGAGTTACCTGAGCCTCGGTGAGCCGTCACCAGATCTTGGGTTCGGATGGGCCGGCACCGTGTCCTCACACCCTGATGATCTTCAGGTGTGTGGCAACACGGTCCAGAAGCTCGTGGCCGAAGATCACAAGTTCCGGGTGGTCGGTGACGGTAAGCATGTAGGCAAGTTGCTGCGCCTGCCTGAAGATCCTGAGGCCACCGGGGGCACCGGTCTGGATCAGTGGGAGCGCACCATCCAACGCACCTTGAGCATCGGTATGGTGCCTTTGGCGCCAACCAAGTTCAACTCTTCCAAGAGCAGACTCAAGGGGATAGAGTACATGGCGGGAGGGATCCCCTGGGTAGCTTCACCGAGGCAGGAGTACCGTCGCCTCGCCCGCGAGTCGGGGTGTGGCCTCCTGGCGGACACCCCCAAGGACTGGTACCGCCAGCTCAAGCTCCTGCTGACGGACGATGTCCTGCGTAAGGAGCAGTCGGAGCGTGGCCTGGAGTACATGCGTGACCAGACGTACCAGGCCCAAGCCTGGCGCTGGGCGGAGGCCTGGACGCGGGCGGTGGAGATTCAGAGGGGGAAGTAAGTGGTAGTCATCGTGTTCGGGATCATCTTCCTGATCCTGTTGGCGATCATGTGGTCAGGACGGAACAAGTGAACTACAAGGGGCTACGGCCCCGTTTCGCTGTGATCCCCACCAACGGCCGGGCCTGCCTCAAAGACTGCCTCATGGCCATCGCGCCTCAGGTGGACAGCACCATCCTGGTGTACACCGTGCCATGGCAGGACGGGGAGGTTCGACCTCATCCTCACTTCGGGGTGGCCCTGCGGGATATAGGGTCCCCGAACATCTCCCGGTGGTGGAATGAGGGCCTGGACATCTGCACACAGGTCATGGATATGACGGAGGGGGACACCCCTGGTCGTTACGACGTGGCCATCCTCAACGACGATGTGATCGTCCCCCCGGGCTGGTTCGATGCGGTCTCCGATGGGATGCGGATGTACGAGTGCGCGGCAGCCTGCTCGGGCGCCCCGAGCAGCAGTCCCGTTCTGCTTCAGAGACCGGGCCCGGTGCCTTTGCACACCCGTCTCCAGGGCTTCGCATTCATCCTGGCCGGGGAAAAGGGAATCAGGGCCAATGAGGAACTTCGCTGGTACTTCAGTGACGACTACATTGACTGGCGGGCCCGGGAGCTGGGGGGCATGGTCATGGTCCCCGGCCACAGTGTCAATCACCTGTACCCCAATGAGCAGATGACCGGGGAGCTGCACCAGTTCAGTGCTGAGGATGCGGCCAAGTTCAAGGAGATTTGGGGAGTCATGCCGTGGTAACTAGACACCAGCTTCTGACCATGCTCCATGATCTTCTGAAGCCACCGGTGTACCTGGAGGTGGGGGTCCAATATGGACTGTCCCTGAATCTGGCGGTGCACTCGAAGCTTGCAGTGGGGATCGACCCAGAACCCCTTGTCCAGGCCGTTGGTAATCAGGTCATTTTCCCCATGACTTCCCAGGAGTACTTTGAGGACGATGTTAAGTACCAGCCTTCCATCGACATGGCTTTCATCGACGGGAGCCACCTCTGGGAAGACGCTCTGGAGGATTTCCTGTGGGTCTCCAGGTTCTGTCATGAGCGGTCAGTGGTCGTCTTTGACGATGTGCTCCCATACAACGCGGATATAGCTACACGGGAACCACTACCCGGTGACTGGACCGGTGACGTCTGGTACACCATGGTTGTCCTTGAGCCGCTACTCAAGGAGCGAGGCCTGAAGTCAGCCCGGGTGAACACTTCTCCTACGGGAACCTTTGTCGTATGGGGATTTGCCCAAGGCGACGGGGCCTGGATTGATGAGAACGTCCAGGCCGGAACACCACCGAGCACTCCGCCCGCTGATGTGCTCTTCCGGTTCAACGCCTACGAGGCGCAAGATGTCATTGATCGCATCAAGGAGGATCTGTGCGAATCGCAGTAACTGGTGGCTCGGGCTTCATCGGCCAGGCCGTCATCAAGCGGGCCCTGGCGGTCGGGCACGAAGCCTGGTCGGTGGATCGGGAGACCGGTCACGACATTGTGGAGAACAGCCTGGAGGAGGGGCTAGCTGACGCTGACACTGTCATCCACCTGGCCGGCATCCTTGGCACCTCTGAGTTGTTCGAGATGCCCCACAAGGCCATCAAGGTCAACATTGGTGGCACCGTGCGGATCCTCCAGTGGTGCGCTGACGTCAGTGCGTCCTATGTGGGCATCACCATGCCCGACAGCTCCTGGGCGAACGTGTATCAGGCCACCAAACTGGCAGCTATGAGAATGGCCACCGCATGGCACCGGTACTACGACGTACCCGTCTCTCACGTCAGAGCCTTCAACGTCTATGGACCGGGGCAGAAGTATGGCAATGGGCACCCGCAGAAGTTCCTCCCCACCTTCGCCACCCGGGCCTGGAGAGGTCTACCTCTGCCCATCTTTGGAAACGGGCTACAGACCATCGACCCTATCTATGTCGACGACGTGGCACGGATGCTGGTGGACGCTACCGGATTCGGCGACGATGAGGTTTTTGACGCAGGCACCGGTAACCCGGTGACGGTGCGCGCATTCGCGTACATGGTGAACCGGATGTGTGGTCAGCCTGCGTCCAATGTGGACTTCCTTCCCATGCGCGCAGGGGAGACCGAGGAGACCTCTATCTGTGCTAGGGGTGAGGGCTGGGACAAACTGGACTGGCACCCCGAGTTCACCCCGGCGCTCATTGAGGACACGGTGAACTGGTACAAGCCGTGATCGTTCAGGCTTACAGTGCCATCTACGGCAACTATGACCACCCGAAACCCATCACAGCGGCCGGGTTCAGTCGTACCCCCATCATGTTCACTGACTCAGAGCAGACCGCTACTGAGGCTGAGCAGATGGGGTGGTGGCCGATTGTGGTTCCGCACCACTTCGATTCCCCCCATGGGGATCCGACAATCGTGGTGCCGATGCTGAACCACAAGTACTGGAAGTGTCATCCCGATTGGCTGAACTTCTACGTGGATGACGAGTGGCCGGAGCGCACCTCCAACTCAGTTGATGTATCTATCTGGCTCGATGGATCAGTGGAGCCTCATCCTGGGTTCGAGGAGAAGGCTCTGGCAGCCCTCGGTGATGATGACTGGGCCTGCGTACCACACCCGTCCCGGAGCTGTATCTACCCGGAGGCTGATTACAGTGCAACCCTCACCTGGCGATATGACGGCCCCTCCATCCTCGCCCAAGCCAACCATTACCGTGACTTCCATCCGCCCGGATGGGGCCTGTTTGCAACTGGGGTCAATGTCCGTCGTCATACACCAGAGGTCATCGAACTGTCCCATCTGTGGTGGGACGAGATTCTTAATTGGTCCCACCAAGACCAGTTGAGCCTGCCGGTGTTGCTGAGGCTATGGGAGGGGAAGGTCAAATGGAACACGAGACTGACATGGCACCAGGATTGGATCCTTCATCCGCACGGATAAGCGACGACTTCTATGAAGAGGATGAGCCCCTAGAGAAGGCCATGGAGGCATTCGACAGGAGCCGGAAGCGCATCAGATTACGTCCCGGCGTCACGGTATGTATCGCGTCGCATCCAGCTCGGACTAAGACGTGGTTGCCGATGGCCATCCAAAGTGTCCTTCAGCAGTCCCGCCAGCCTGACGCGATCCTGGTGGTAAATGATGTTGGAGCCAAGGGCGCAGGCTGGACACGTCGTACCCTGCTCCAGGCCGTGCAGACAGAGTGGATTGCTTGGCTCGACTCGGATGACGAGTGGTATCCCGAGCACCTGGAAAAGCTTCTCAACCACGCGTTGGAGACGGGTGCTGTGTATGTCTACTCGTGGTTTGACGGCCCCGACCCGCTTGGTCACTTTGGCCTGAAGTTCAAGCCGTGTACGCCTCACCACACCACTATGGGCCACCTGGTCAAGACCGAGCTGGCCCAACGGGTGGGGTTCCACGACTCGCAGCCCGGCCCATTCAGCAATGAGGACTGGCTGTACATCGTGGGCATTGCCGAGATTGCTTGCCGTGAGAGCCTGATCATGAGTCACTTGCCTGAGAAAACATGGTTGTACCGCCAGGCAGGACAAAACAGCTCGGGGCAGCCCGGACAAGGGGATGCCCGCTAGGTAAGGAGAAAGATCATGGAACCAGATAGGCCGGTGCGATCACATCGAGCACCTAGCACGTTCCCGGTCCGCTTCCTCATGGCCGCCATCATCCTGTTCGTGGCAGCAACCACGTGGGCCATTACGTACCATGCTTCTGCTAAGGAGCAGCCCACCGCTGCCACCCCGGTCGACCTCATCGTGCCCAACCTGTCCGGGGACGAACTCAACGCCTGGTGCAAGGCCCGCGTCGCGGCCGGCACTCAAGGCCTGTCGACCCGGGCGAAGAACTGGCTGACTGACTGTGTGGCGGTGACCAATCCCTTGCCGTCCCCGAGCCCCTCCCCGTCGCCAAGCCCAAGCCCATCACCCTCCCCGTCGCCAAGCCCGTCACCAACCCCCACGACACCCTCACCGACCCCAACCACGCCATCACCGACACCCACCACGCCCAGCCCGTCCCCGTCTCCTAGCCCGGCTGGCTGCCCGGTAGCCGGCACCAACGTGCCCGGTGGAGCTGACCTGTGGGGCGGTTGCTGGCCAGGGCCTGGCAACACTGGCGTCCCGGCCAGCGCGGTGCTAACCGCGTACACCGGGTCATGCACCATCACCGTCGCCGGGACCGTCATTGACCACAAGCTGGTGACTTGCGCAACGCTTGACATCCGCGCGGCCAACGTGGTGATCCAGTTCTCGATGTTCAACGGGACCGACATCACCGACTCGGCCACCTCGTCGGCGTCGTTCACCATCAGCGACTCAACGGTAGTCAACGGTGCGCGGGACCAGTGCTTGTGCATTGGTGACCACAACTTCACCGCACTGCGGGTTGAGGTTCGTGGTGGGAACCGTTCGATGTACTGCGCCCGTACTTGCACGGTCACCGACTCGTGGCTGCACGGCCAGCAGTTGCAGGGCTCGCAGCACGGGTCGGGGCTACGCGAGGAGCAGGGCACCATGGCCACCCACAACGTGTTGGTGTGTGACTTCCCGATCGTGGATGACACCACCACGTTGGGGTGCTCGGCTGACCTGACCGGGTACCCGGACTTCGCACCGATCAAGAACAACACCATCCGGCGCAACCTGTTCCTTGCCTCACCGACTGACAGCTTCTGTGCCTACGGCGGTGCGACCAGCGGTAAGCCGTTCAGTTCAGACCCGACCAACGCCACTAACCAGGTGTTCACGGAGAACGTGTTCCAGCGGGGCGCCAATGGCAAGTGTGGTGCCTTCGGACCGATCACCGACTTCGCCACCGGGCGCACCGGCAACGTCTGGTCTGGCAACGTATGGGATAACGGCGGAGTGGTGAGTCCGGCGTGATGTAGGCGTTAGACTGGAGGGGAAGAGAAGATCCCCCTCCTCCTCCTTGAAGGGGCAGCCCTACCTCCGTCGGGTTGCCCCTTCACCTTTCCTAGGGATGGCCTCATACTGTGTCTTGGAGTCGCCACCAAGATCCAACCCAAGGCTCCATCGAAGGGGAGTCATGAACTTCATCTGTGGGCCATGCAAGGACCGGGAGCACGACAAGTGCCCTGGCGGTAGCTGGTGTGACTGTCACCACCGGGCGCCGAAATGACTGTCACCACGTATCAGGGCTGGGTCAACGACGGGAAGCCGTGGAAGAACTGCCAGCCCATTAACGACTTCATCGCCACCCTGTACCGGCACGGGTACACCGGTCCCACTGCGGGCATCGGGGACCAGTCTCATTTGACCGCCACGCCACCAGAGGACCACTGCCCTTACAGCCACACCCCCTGGCCTGGAGTGCAGCCGTACCCGTTCGTGATGGCCATTGACATCATGGGCGGCGAGGGCCTGGACCTGATTCGACTTGGCGGGCTCATATTCAACGACAAGAACTCGAATGTGCCTGGTACCGAGCCGATCAAATACATGAACTGGACCGACTCGGCCAACAACTGTTTCCATGACTCGTGGCAGCCCAATCACACTCGCTACAACTCCAGCGACCGGGGGCACATCCACATCAGCTTCCGCACTGACTACGTCACCAGCAACCGCATGGCGATTTACGACCCGTACGGCTCTTCCACTGAGGATGAAGACATGCCCTACTTCCTGGCAAGCGACGACAGCCAAAGCATCTATCTGGTGACCGGGGCGACGGCACCCAGCGGCAAGATTGCCGCTTATGGCCTAAGCCTGGATCAGTGGAATGCGCACAAGGCGCTTGGCCTGAAATCGGTCACGCTGACCACGCTGTCTGGGTCTATGTTTGACACCAATCCGCAGCCGTGGCCTGCCGGTGGTGGCGGTTCTGGTCCGGCCCCTTCTCCGGCCAACTACACGATCAATTTGTCCGGAGTTGCAAGTCCCGAGTAATCGTTGCTTACCCAACGATCATGACCCAGACTGGATCATGTGATGCCATACCAGGACCCCCCAAAGGCCCAGCTCACATGGCCTCAGGCCATCGTGGTTCTGGGACTGGCGGCCATGCTCATGACCTCAGTCACTGTACTGGCGCTCAACAACAAAGATGTGGGCGCCATCCTCTCCGCCGTCGGCGGCATCATCCTGGTCGTTGGTGGCCTGTTCGGATACAGCCTGCACAACAAAGTCGACCGGGTTGAAACCATGGCCAACGGCCGTCTCAGTGAGCAGATCGAGTTGAACCAGAAGCTGAACGAGAAGGTTCAGGCCCTGGCGTTGCTCGTGCAACCTCCCCCATTGCCTGACCCCCCGCTACAAACCCCTGACACGGTCGGTCCGACATCAGGAGTTCCGGTGGCTCCCCAGTGACCACCACCCGCCACTACGAGTTCCAGTGCCCCGCTGAGGGCGCGGAACGGGCCCTGCGGACCATGGAGTACCAGTGCGAGCGACACTGGTGGTACACCGACCCTCATGTAGAGACACGTGATCCCGGGTTCAGTTTCGGGTTCACCGTTGCTGCCCGGGATCAGTGGTGGTGTCACTCTAGGGCTATGAAGCTCGCGATGGCGGTGTGCGAGGTACTACAGATTTCCCCGCGTACTTTACCAATCCCCGACTGGTCGTCCCCAGAGCCGCACCATAACCGGGGCTATCAATATCCACGTCGGTAGCGATCCCCAGCATGGCGAGAATCTCGTCACGCTCCTCCTCGCTTAGGCCATGACGCTGGTACTCCCCCTGGACATAGGCGCGAGCCCTCCTGCGCTCCTCCCGCTTGGCCTCCAAAGTTTCTTGGGCTTGCTGTCGGTGGTACTCGGCCTCACTCATCGGGGTAGCTCCCATCGGGGCGCCAGTCACCGCAGCCTGGACAGCGCCACAGGACCTCGCCCTTGAATGGGTGTCGCCAGGACCAGTGCTTGACCCTCACCCAAAGGTGCCGGCGGCCGGTGTGCCCGTCACAGTTGTTGCCCGGCCACAGGTATGGGCTCTCATTCGTCATGGAGATGATCCAATTCGTGTTCGTGGAGAATGTCGACGGCTACCAAGCTGGAGATGCGCTCCTCCTCCTTGGCGTAGTCAGCCTTCGTCTTGCCGGGCTCCGGGAACCAGGGACCGTAGGTCTTGCACTGCTGAGTCACGTGTCGCGCGTCTCCACAATTCCTGCACCGGCTCACGTCGGGTCTCCTGGGTAGTACCTGGACCGCACCTTGGTCGCCTCATGGTTCAATCTGGACCAGGCCAGCTTGCGGTAGGCCCGGGAACCAGGAACGTGGGCGATGGGTTCAGTCGACGGACCGGCCATCAGCTCTTGGAAAGCGCGTTCCTTCTCCAGGAGGTCTAATGACTGTTCTCTCATACGTCGAATTCCAGCCCTGGTCTGTCGATACTGGCCACGGTGGCGTCCGACGTGTTGATAGCGGCGGATGACCTTCTCGTATCGCTGGGATGACGACTGTATCCTCGGAGCCAGGAAGTCCCACAGGATTGCTGGGTTGTACCGGTCGCTCTTCCACCAGTTCACCAATCGTGTCCAGAAGGATGCGACGAAGCCGGATCCACTGGTGTGATTCAAGGTGAACGGTGGCATGAGATGGTTTCGGCCATACATCATGGAGTATGTCCAGAATCTCGCCTGCAAGTACAAGTTTCTCATCACTCATCTCCCAATCCCTTCTCGTGGCTCTAGTTTGGCAATGATGATGTACGCCCCCGGCGTCTCCAGGGAGTCCTCATCCTCGCCGCAGTAGACCTTGGCAAGTCTGGTGTATTCCACTATCAGTGAGTCATCAGCGATGGCCCCCGCTGCCTTCAGTGCGTCCTCTGTGGACCGACACAGCTTGGACAGGTCGGGGTACACGCTGGGGAACGGTCTCTTGTTGAACTTGATCGTCTTGGGTCTGCGGAAGCTGAACACCATCCTGGCGATGATCGGCCCGTCGAGACAGGCGAGCATCTGTCTGGTCAAAACTTCCCGTGCTGCTGCTATGACATCGGAGCGCCAGGGGGCCAGCTTGGGGCTACTGTCCACAATGGTCACAGCACGGTTCGCGTTGCCACGGTTGACGGCACGCTTGCTGCCCTGTGGTGCTGGCTCCCCATACGCTCTAATGATCATCGCTTGCCCCTCCCGGCCAGGACCTCAATCAGGAGCAGCAAACCAAACGCGATCATCAGTGACCCGCCGATGATGTACAGGCCATGACTGATGAGCTGGTTCTGCTCATATGTCACTGAGGTCCACCCCGGTCTGGGCGGTCACCAGGCGCTTGTAGGCCTCCCAGTTCCCTGCCCCAGCCACACCGTCAAATAGACGATCAGACTGTTCCTCGGTGAGACCCAGAAGGTCCCGGGCCCGGCACTCCAGGCCGACGTAGTTTCCCTCCGGGGTGCGCACTGTGTCGGCGTAGCCGAGGTCGTCCAGATCGAAGACGATGGCATCCCCGGCTTCCAGGACGGCATGCCCTGCGAAGCAGAACTTGGTGCCACAGACACCTTCGGGAATGATCGCGTCACTGAATAGGAGACGGTCTTCGCCCCCTTGAGTGAAGTGGAACAGTGCCTCCTTCAGGTTTGCGACAGCGGCCTCGTAATCCTCGTCGTTGTCATATTCCCTGACTCCGGCCCAAATTTCCTGGTCCCATTGGTCCAGATGGTTCTGGATCCGCTGGACCACTCGGCGGATCATGTTAGCGTTCGGCACCGTCTGGCTCCTCTCCTCCGGCAACGCGGAACTCTCGGACACGATATTTGTTAGCGATGTCTCCATGTACGAGTGCAAATGATTCGATGTCAAGTTCCTCAACTTCCCTTCTCTTCATGTAGTGCTTGGTCAGCTCCGGGTTGTCCCGAACCAGGGCCGCCACCGCGTACTTGTCCTTGTACCGGTACGTCACCACCAGCCTGCCGTTGACCAGACCCCCCGTACTGTCCCCCATCTGGTCCTCCAGCTTGGCCCGGAGGTCGGCAGCACGCTGACCCCACGCCATGGCCTGCTCCCTGGCGTCCTGCCAGGCCCCGTACAGGTCACCCTGGACTTCGGTACGGGGCTCATCGTCGTGCTTACCTGGTACTGGCATAGTTAGTTCCTCGGTGCCTGGTTCATGACCTGGGAGATGAGCGTCAGCACGGTATCCCGGCTCACGAATCCCATCACGTTGGTCTGCATCCGGACCCGCATGACCAGCTCAGCCAATCGGGCCTCCTGGACCTTACGGACCCGCTCGAAGGCCTTCGGAACGGCCGCCATGACGGCCCTGGTGGCGATTTCCTGGAGTTCCTGGGTCAGCGCCCTGGTCTCCAACGTACCAAGCCCCAGCTCCCGCCCAAGGGCTCCAAACTCGACCAGGTCGGCCGGGGTGAGACCCGGCACGGGCTCGAACAGGACCGCCTCGACCACGGGTACAGACACTTCTTTACTCACCCTTGTGTTCCCTTCATGAGAAACTTCAACTCGACCCACTGGCGTGGATCCAGGAATGCTGCTCCGAGCAGCCAGCGCCACGGTGGGCACCAGCGGTACAGCCACCAGAAGCAGTCCCGGTACGCCCGGGCGTATTCATGCAACAGGCTCATATCAGTGGCTTCGCTCTTACGTTGGCGGCCTGGTAGTGAGCCTGGGCCAGGCTGATCAGAAGCTGAACCATGGCAACGGTGGCAACGATCTCGTCGTTATCGGTTTCCGATATGTCTTCAAACTCGGTCATCATTTCGGCCACTACGTCCATAGCCTCATCGGCCTTGCGCACATGTTCCTCGCGCCATTCCTGAGTGAGTGGCTTCATCAGAACAGCTCCTCCTGCCCTTCCAGGACCTCGGCCGGGATCGGCCTATTGGACTTCACGCACTTGTTGCAGTACTTGACATCCAGGGGGAGCCCGGTGAGGGACTCCCCCCGCCACACACGCCAACCACGAGCCCGCAACATGTCATCGCTGGGATAGTCGTACGACCAGTCCAGGACAACACCGTGGCAGGTGGCGTAGTTGGTGCAGTACGCGTTCACTCTCCTTCGACCGCCATCTGTGCCTCCGCTTCCTTGATGTCCTTGAGGTCGGCCCCGGTGCCTTCGACGTCAGGTTCCTCTTCAGTGCCGAGGATGCGAGCGCTCTGGCCCTCCCAGGCCGTATCCCAGTCCGCGAAGGCGGCAACAAGCTCATCTTCTTCGTTGTAGAAGCTGAGAACCCTGTTAGAGGAGGTCTCCTCGGTGACCACACCCATGTACTCGGCCTCAACCGAGTAGTACGTAATCCGGCGCCCCTTAGTAATCCAGGCCGTAGTGGCTACGGTGAATGTCTTCACGCGGCGGACCTCTTCTCGATCAGCGGCTGCATCGATTCCATCACATGACACACTTTGCATGTGCCGGTCTCCAGATCGAACCCTTTACGGGTGGCCGACCGGAGAGCGGCTTGTGGACTGGTGCAGATGTGGTACCGGGTGCCACACTTGGAGCAAAAGATCCAGTACTTGGTCCGGTGCTCATCGGCGTCGTAAAACGTATGAAGGTTCATCGATCCCTCTCCCATGTCTCAACGTGCTCTTCGAGAAACTCCAAAATGCAGACGTACATGTCTTTCGGGGTGGCTGAGTGTTCGGCACTGTACTTGCGTCGAAGGAACTCAGCCGGCCGCCAGGACTGCACCTGGCGAACCAGGTAGTTCATGGCCTGGAGGCGGATCACCCTGTCCCGCGCCCTGGTGAGGAGGAGATCATTACGGTGAAGCTCCTCCACCACGTCCTTGCCTTTATGGATCGCCTCCACGATGGTGTCCCGTACCCGTTGGTACGTCTGGGCATCAAGGGGCGTGCGGTCCATTACTCCTCCGTCGTTCCCACGACCCGGCCGGGATTTGGTGGTCACCGACCGGGCCGGGGCCTTGTTGAACGTCCATCAACCTTACCCCCCCATCCCTGGGGATGAGAAGACCCCTAGGCCGCTTCTTGCTCGCGACGTCGAAGCCTGCGACCCTCCTCCACGAGCCGGGCCACGGTCCCCGGGCGGGCACCGATCGTCTCGGCCAGCTTGGTGGTCGAAAACTCACCAGACTCAACCAGCGCCACAGCGGACAGGCGCCGCGTGTTCGCTAACTCGGTCAGGGTGTCCCGCATGATCCTGGTGATCACAGAACTCACCAGCACGATCTTGTTCGGCCCCACCTCCGCATCAATCTGATCCCAGAGCACTTCCTCCCAACTCCGGTCCATTGGTGCCTCCGTTCAGTTCTTGGATTCGGTCGCGTAGCGACTCCACCGTTTCCAGGGAGATATCCCTCCCGTCGGACCAAGCATAAAGATCACCTTCCACCCGTTCAAGACGGAAGCTAGTTGCAGCGCCGCAACTACGCGGCTCTCGGGAAGGGGAGGGCATCAGGTTCCTTTCGTAGCAACGGTGGTACGTGCAACGGGTCATCGACCCAGTCGACCTGTAATGTCAAAATCCTCGCCCGCTTCGCCTTGTCACGGCAATCCACCGTTCCTTTGCTTGTCGGGTGCATGAACGCCACACACAGGTCCGCTCCAGCGGTCACCATGGCTGCGTTACGCAGCGGCCCGGCAGCCTTGCCGTAGTGGACCCAGTCGGCTGGGAATTTGAGGGGCTCCGGCAGTTCCACGCCCAGACGCATCGGGGCGTTGACAGACCACCACTGTTGGGTCTCCTGGTCTGCGCCAGCGCCGTCCCCGTGGATGAACTGGATCTCTCGGTGTCCACCGATGGAGGCGAGGGTCAGGATGTGATCAAGAACCAGGTGCAATCGATTTACATTTATCGTTGATCCGGTCCAGTGTCTCCACCCAGTGGTAATGACTCTCATTCGATGTCTCCGTCGCCCTGGTGTGGTGTGGTGATGGTGGCGATGGTGATGCCCAGAGCTTGAGCAACCACCCGGGTCTTGGACAGCCAGACCTCGTAGCCACGCTCGCCACGGGACACCGTGGAACCGGCCACGCCGGCCATGGTGCCAACCTGTTCAATGGTGAGTCGGCGGCTGAGTCGTTCCTCTCGGATCAGCTCCCAAATAGGGTCTGTCTCGCCCGGTCGGCTTCCAAATTGGTAGCCAAGTTGCCGCCCCTCGGGGAGCTTATCAGACATCATTCATCTCCTCTTTGGGAACAATCTTCAGGTCATATCCAAACGCCTGGAGAATCTTCCGGACAGTTGCCATTGAGACATGTCCCCCACGTTCTCCCTTGGAAATGGTGGAAGATCCACATTCAACGACTCTTGAAAGTTCGTCGATGCCAATTCCATTCTTGACCCGCAGATCATGGATAAAGATCCAGGTCGGATCAACAGCATTGTGATCGAATTCCCCTCGGAATGTTCCCAGGGGTGTGAGATAGTTAGTCTTGACTTTCTCCGACATTTCTTCCTCCGTCAGTCAGCACCCGAAGTGCCAATTCCTTCCGTTCTAGGACACGTGAAATTTGCTCGGGCATGGGCCAACCCAGAGTGATCAACCTGTTGATGGCGGCCATGACCGCAGTCGCCCCCTGGCCTTCCATCACGGCACCGTCCAGCACCTCATCCACAACCTCCCGGAAGCCCTTGTCCTGGGTCAGGAGGGGCTCCAGGGTGTCCAGCACGATGCCCAGAGCCACCCCGGTGATGGTCCACCGGTAGACCTGCGGCATGGTGCGGTCGTCGTTGACGTGCACGTGGGGCTCGGCGCAGTGCTCGGCACAACCTCGCCGCATGAAGTCCTTCATCGGCTTGGAGGTCATGGCCTCCGGTTTGGTGCCAACCATGGCACCCATCTCCCGGATGATGCCGGGGTACCGGGACTCGACCATGAGCACGTACTGGGGGGTGGCTCGCTGTTGGTTCTTCTTGGTGTAGATCTTGCCCTTGAGATCAACAATCCCAGCCATCCATCCCAGCTTCGCTGGTGTGATCATCCTATGTTTCCTTCGCTTCTGCTGATGATCCCTCGTTCGGCCAGGAAGAGAGCCAGCCGGGCCATCTGCTCGGCGGCGTAGGCGGCGTACGTTCCCTCGCCGTAGCACTCGTCGCAGCCCTTCCCCTGCCCCTCACAGGAGGGGCAGGGGGTATCGCTAGACGGTGACGGGTGCATTGAACCGGCTCAGATGGCCGCTGAAGGCCTTACGGGCCTCGCCCCAGGTGTCGCCCTCGTCCTGGGACGTCTGGGCCTTCTGGAGCGCGTCAATGGCGTTCTGGGGGATGCTCAGGCCCAGGCTGTCGTAGTCCACCTGGTCAGCGGGCTGGCCCTCCTGAAGCGAGAGCATGCCCGCGCTGGCTCCGAGGCGGATCAGCACATGGCCGACCAGACACCCGGGCTGAGTCCCGTGCAGGTACTGACAGATGGTGCCCTGGGGGACATAGACGAAGTCCTCTCCCTTGGCCCGCACTGCTTCATCTAAAACGTCCGCAACCTCGGTTACGGTCACTTCTCGCATGATCTTCCTCCCTCTCCCCGGGGGTACATCCCCCTGGTCTCCACGATACATGCTAGGGACGCCGCTGACCAGG